TTTGTTGCTCAGGTACTTAAAAAAAATATTTTATAATAGTGTTGCGGAATTAAGGCTCCTCTGTCAAGCGGTCAGAAGAGGAGCTGGATGAAAACCCGTGCATTGCAGGAGACCATATTCCCGTGTTTCGCCTCTTGTTTTCGTTTGCCCCCAGTCGGATTGTTTGTAGAATCGAGCTGAATCCAATGTTCCGGGTCGGGATGCTTGATGTAGCCGCCTGCGTCCTGAGCAATCCTCTGACGTTTCTGAGAGGTATCCAGTCCTTGTGGATGTTCCACCAGATATAATCTTTTTTGAATACCCCCCATTTCGGATGGCCTTAATCGCCTTAATCCAGTTTCGTTTTACATGTGGATAGCGTTCGTTTTCTATCATTTTCTGTTTGTGCGAACTCATTGGACAGCCTATGCAGCCTATGCGATGCCAGCCCTCATCGTAGAGCGAGCAATGCGGCACCTTCACTACATCGTTAAGAAATTCCCAAACATCCTGCTCGGTCCAATAGATAATGGGCGATAATAGCAGACTCTCTTTGCCGTGGATGCAGCCTAACGTCTGCTCCTCGTCGGCATTGGTGATGTTCACTCCGTCCTCTCTATACTTTCGCCTTATGCGTTTAGCCTTCTGCTCTTGTCTATACTCTTCAAGACCATCGAGGTCGCCGCTAAACTTTCGATTGTTTATCTCCACCTCGTTGCGCTTTGCCCGGCGCGAACTCTCTGCCTTACGTATGCCGATAAGCGTAACCTTGCCTGCACCTGCCGTTTCCTTATATTCGGCGCAACACCAACGTACACGCATCGTCGGTAATATTTGTCTTTCTACGGCACTTTGAAAGATGGATTTGCCCGGCTTTTTTAGTTCCACTTCGGGATAGTTTTTCTTAACGAAACGTATCACTTCGGGCGGGTCAACGCTCGTAAGATTCATGTGACCTTGAAACCTTACCCCCGCTAACTGTGCGATATGGTAGAGAGCCTGAGAGTCTTTGCCGCCGCTAAACGCCAAAAAATAACCTTGCTCGGCATCATAGTTGAGAGCAATTTTCTCCCCCCCTTGCAACAATTCCACCGAGTGAAGCATTTTCTTTCTCAATCGTGCCGAAGCGCGGTTTAAGGCTTCGGCAAGCGTAATTTTGATATTCATTTATTTATAAATTTGTATTATTATATTTTTACTTTCAAAGTCGGCATTTAGATAAATAGGAGGCAGCGTGTCATGCTAAAGAACTCACGAAAAGTCATCGTTACCCGAACGCAATCCAATCGGGCGGCGAACGCAATCCAATCGGGCGGCGAACGCAATCCAATCGGGCAGCGAACGCAATCTGATCGGGCTTCGTCCAACACGACCTTTCATCGTCTCCTCTATCAGTCCAATTATCATTTATATTTTGTTTCTTTCAGTATTATATTTTTGCTCAAAATCGTATCGCAGTGCATTTCCTTATCATGCGAATCTTCTTTCTCTTCCATGTATTCAAAGTAATCCGGCTCCTCCGGCTTTCCGCTACTGAGCAGTTCTTCATCTTCGATTTCCTGGAGGTCTTTTGTGGTAAGACCGTATTTTCGAGCCATGCGCAGCTTCTCCTCTTCAGTGTAGTTCACGCGGTCGCGCTTGACGATGCTCACGTCCTGCGTGATGGCAATACGACTCATGTCCGGCATCTCGTCTGTAGCGTCCTTCTCCTCTTGAAAGTTGCCATACACGTTAGCCAGGGCCTGCATACCTTTATCTACTGCACGATCGTTATTCTGCTGCTTACCCGTGCGTATCAGCCACTCGGCACTACTCAGATACATAGCTTTGTGTCGCGGACTTTCGTCGGTTTGGAAGAAACGTATCAGGTGGTTGCACACCAACACATCGTTGTTGAGCTCCGTAACGGTACGCGGACAAATATTGCCCTCATCGTCGAGCGTAATTTTCAGCGCAAGCACATATTCTTGTGCCTCCTTGTTGCCCTGCGCTGCCTGATTGAAGAACATCTCATAGTCACGTCGGGCGATATTGCGGCACACCGTCCGAGGGTCGATGTCGCGGTTCTGCACCCATCGCTTGTAGAACTCCGAGCATACCTGCATACGGTAGCGTTGCTCCAGCTTCGGGAAAGCCGTTTCTATGCTTGTGCCGTAGCTCAGCCATTTGTCAATGCGGGCGAGCGTGTTTTGTGTAAGTCCTGACATATCATCATTAATTTTTTGTGTTTCTTGCCTTAAAGTTACGATGTTATTTTTCCCCCATACGGACATACTTAACCTCCCGTACCCACCATGTCCGCATTGCGTAGCATCTTATAAGTAACTTTGTGGTAGAAAGATTCAGGACAACAACACAAAAACACAACACAGAAACATGAACAATCCATTCTACTTTTCGCGAGCTATTGCCGCAGTGCTCGGCTTGCTGTGGGTTCACATCGAACCTTCTATTAATTTTATCACCGTGTGCTTCTTCGCCCTCATCATCGACTGCTATACGGCGTGGCGGTGCAACCGACGCATCTATCAAAGATACCGCGAAGAGATAAAGCGCAACCCGAAGTGCAAGATGGACGGCAAGTTGCGCTCCAAGAAGATGGCTAAGATGGTATGGACCTTCTCCGTGCTCATCATGTGCATCTGCCTCGCCTCATATCTCGACCGTAACATTCTTGGCTATATGAACACCCACCTCGCCAATCAGCTCACCGCCATGTACTGCCTCGTTCAGTTCGTCAGCATACTTGAAAACGAGAGCACCTGCAACGGAGCAGCTTGGGCAAGAGTGCTGCAAAAGATTGTGGCAGACAAGACCGAGCGACACTTCAACGTGAAACTGAAAGAACTGATGAAGGACAAGGAAGCGGAGGAAGCAGCGAAAGAATAACAAACAAAACTAAGCAGCATTATGACAATAAGCAATATCCTTGAGCATTGGGCTTCCATCTACAAGCCCCTATCTCACAAACCCGAAAGCGAACGCCTCGAAGACCAGAGTTTCTTCCGCATCCGCTACATCGACCTTGAGAACATTTTCTCCCGGAACGCCAACATTGTTCATTCACCGTGTATGCTATACAGCGTACTGATCACCGGCGAACTCGTTGATGCAAAGAAGGCCTCTGTCTCTCACCAGGTGTGGTTTCTCGCCAAGGTAAAGGACACGCCGCAGACCCTTGGCCGTTACGACGGCAACAAGATAGAGCGCACGGCCAACGACCTCGCCGACTACTGCAAGGATCTCATAGCATGGCTTATCGAGGTGAAGCGCACAGGCCGCTGTCCCGTCACAAAGCGCAGTTTTGCCGATGATGCCGTGGTGATGGCAGAGTTGCAAAGCATAGACACCAGCTCCATATCCTTCGGTTTGGTGGGCGACATCTATGCCGGACAATGGCTCGTTGTGGGTATGGACTGGAAGAGTCTGCAACCGCTATACAATTTCGCGTGTGGCAGCAATGGCAAGTATATCGTGCCGAAAGATGAAAACTCGGATGATAATAAAAAGTAAAACATCATGCCAAAACCCATACAAACCCCAGCCTTTGATTTCAAGGACACCGCACGATGGTATCTTGGCGACGTATTGCGTCAGCTCAAGATAAACACCGAGACGCAGTGCATTTTCCCGAAGGAGATTTATAGCGGCTTTCGGGCAATAAACGATGCACGCGGAGCACGCGGACAATGGCACGCCGAAGGAGTGGGCGTAAACTCTTTCCAAGGCAGGATTGTAAACGACACTCCCGAAGGCTGGACTTACGAGTTTACCTACAACGACTATATGCGCTTCGTTGATATGGGTGTAGGTCTTGGCACCAAGTATAATGATGTGGATAGCGCACGAAAGGCCAACTACTCTCGCCGCTATGTCCGTTCCTGGAAACGCTATGGTGCAGGTCGGTCACAGCGTCCTGCCATTATGATGGAGCTTCGACACCTGCAATCGCGTATGCAAAACTATCTTGTTGACTTCTACGGATTCCAAGGTGAAGCGCAGATGATTAAGGCTTTTGAGGATTCGGATATTCATATCACACTCTAATAACACAAAACGACAATAACAATGGCAACACAAAGATTAGCAAAAGTAGTAATCACAGCTAATGCCTCTACAGCCAAGAAGGTATTGGAAGAGATTGACGCTCTTGTGCAGAAATATACTGCCGACATTCAGAAGATGACTGCCGCAGGTCAGGCTAATACGGCTGAGTGTAAGCAAGCAGAACGCACGCTAAAGGCTCTCTCGCAAGTGCAGCGCGACAATATCGAGGACACGAAACGATTGGGTGAGGTGGTGCAAGACCTCACCAATACTAAGCTCCGCGACCTTCGCCGTGCGCTTGGTTCGGGTAAGGCGGCTCTCGCTAAACTTACAGGCTCGGATGCAGACTTGAAGAGAGCAGAACAGATACGAAGCGAGATGAAGCAGGTGGGCGATGAGATACGCCTTATAGAAGGTCAGTATGTCAAGATCCCCGATGGATTAAAGAATATAAAGAACCAGTCAGACCAATGGCTCGACAAGGCCATCAAGCAACAACGCGACCTCGTAGGCTCATTGGAAAAATCGGATGCGTCGTATCAGCAGAATCTCTCCACATTGAAGCAGTTGGAAGCCGAGGAAGATAGACGTAAAGGCAAGATGAGCGTTTTGGAGGCACGACAGACTGTAAACGACAGTAATGCTTCGGCATCTGATTTGCGTCGGGCTAAGACTACTCTTACTGAGGCTCGCGATAAGACTTCCCTTAGCAATACTGGCGAAATAGACAAGTATAACAACGAACTTCAGGAGATAGAGAAGCGACTGGAGGCTGTGTCGGGTAAGGCGCAGAGGGCTTCTATGAGTTGGAAGCAGATGAAACAGGTGTTGGCAGAACCAAACAAGGCTTCGGGCGAAGACATCAAGCGCACGATGGAAGTGATACAGCAGAAGATACAGCAACTTCCTGCTGGCAGCAAGTATGTAGCCGACCTCCGTCGCCAATACTCCATGCTCGAACAGACTCTCAAGGGTACCCGTATGTCGCAGAGTGCCCTCAACGACATTCTCACTCGTAACAAGCAGGGTAAAGCCTCCCTCGACGAACTGCGTCGTGCCTACAAGCAACTCGAAGAGGAACTAAACCAAATCAACACCAAGAGCAAGGAGTTTGCCGATAAGCAGAAGTCGATGAAGGAGCTGAAGAAGAACATCGACGAGGTGACAGGTGCAGCCAACAAGCAGAGTGGGGCATGGCATACAGCGATGAAGAACCTCACGGCATACGTTGGATTGTTTGCAGCGTTCAACAAGGCGAAAGAACTTATGACGGGTGCCATTAAGAAGAACTTGGAGTATTCAGGTTCGTTGACCGACATTCGTAAGGTCAGCGGTCTAACGATGGAGGAAGTAAAAAAGCTCTCTACTGAGTTGGCCAAAATAGACACCAGAACATCCGTTGATGGACTGGCACAGCTCGCGTACCAGGGTGCGAAGCTCGGTATGGGCAAGTATGGTGGTGTTGAAGGTTTGGCCCAGTTCGTAAGAGCCGCGGATCAAATCAATGTAGCCATTGGTGAGGAGATGGGCGAGGAAGCTCTTCCGGCACTCTCTAAAATGGTGGAAGTTATGGGACTTATTCCGAAAATGGGTATCGAGAAGGCTATGGAGGCTACAGGCTCTGCCATGTTTAAGTTGTCTTCTACGAGCACATCTACTTCCAACGACATCGTGGAATTTTCAAAGCGACTGACGGGTGTTGCTCGCACCGCGGGTATCACAACCGACCAGTTGCTCGCCCTCGGTTCGGCAAGTTCTTCGATGATGCTTATGCCGGAGGTGGCTTCTACGGCTATGGGTAAGTTTATCGTAGCTTTGCAGAAAAACCACAACCTTATTGCAAAGGAACTCGGCATACCCGACGAGACCATTAAGAACCTCTATGCGTCGGGTCACGCTATGGATGCTATCGTGCTTGTACTTGAGAAGATGCGCGACAAGGGTAATATGAATGCCTTGGGTGGAATCTTCAAAGACCTCGGCTCCGACGGTCAGCGACTCGTTACCGCTATGGTTACGATGTCGAAGAACGTGGATATGCTCAAGGATCATCTCTACGAGTCGGAAGAGGCATTCCGTGAAGCCACAGCCGTAGGTAAAGAATACTCGATGCAGCAGCAGAGTGCCATCGGTATTCTCGAAAGAGCTAACAACCTTTGGGAAAAGGCGTTTGTCAATCCTGACGGTGTGGACGCTGTAAAGGGCATGGCGGAATGGTGGTATGAGATGTCGGCAACGATGACAAGCAGTCCGTTGTTAAAAGGTACGTTGCAGGTTGCTTTACAGATGGTACTTATAACATTGAAAGCCGTAGCGACCCTTCTGCCGGTAATCATTGGCTATATAGCTTCACAGGGTCTTTATTCTGGTTTGACCCTTCTGTGGCAATACTTGACAGCACTGGGCGTAGCGGTAAAGAGTATGTTTCAATATGCAAGAGCTCTCTTCACGGCCAATGCAGCGCAAAGCACGTTGAACAAGACTATGAAGCTAAACCCCTGGATAGCTCTCGCGAGTGTCATTGTCGGCGTGGCAGGAGCTATATATGGATATACACAACGTGCAAAGGAAGCGGCTGAAGCAGCGAAGGAAGCCGAGAGGCAGGCAAACGCATGGCGATCTACCCTTGGTCAGGCTGCTGTGGAAACAGCAAATCTTAACAAAAAGCTCGAAAACTATAAGCGAATGATGAGCGAGTCGAACCTTTCGCAAAAGGAACGTCAAGGTCTCATATCGCGGTTCAACAAGGATTTCCGCTCGTATATCTCAAACCTCGGCATTGAGATTAAGAGCGTAAAGGATTTGCGCGACCACTATTCAGAGTTAGCGCAAGAGGCCCAGAGGGCTACTTACTATCGTATGATGGAGAAAGCGAAGCAACAAGCTCTGCCCAAACTCGATGCGGATAGAGATACGGCTGCCAACGCTTTGCTGGCCCAGGTTCAAAAATTGGGCATTGACAAACTTGGGGTTTCTTTCGCTGATATAGATCGATGGGTTAGCAAGGGTGCGAACGGTAATGCTCTCTTTTGGAATTTGGTAAAAAAGATGCCTAAGAACAAGTCGGGCTTGAGAGACGGCTTTAATTGGAAACTTGGTAAGGACGGTTTTATTTATCGAGATACCTATGACGGAGGAAAGGCGGGTATTAATTCTGATGATAGTCAGATGCAGTACAAACTCCGAGATTTGTTGTCTGCTTCTCGTTGGTACGCTAATGCTACGGGTAGAAGAAGGAAGAAAGAAAAGGATATTGAAGACAATTACCATAAGTGGTTTCCTGAAGGCTATACTCCTTATCCCGAGGAGGATCCCGGTACTCTCGAAAACAACGCTCCCGATAAGGACGCTATTGCACAGGAAAAACGAGACAAGCGCGACCGTGAGCGTGCTTGGCGTGAGGAGTTGAAGCAGAAGCAGGATCAGGCGAAGGCTATCATGGATGACGTGGACAACTACTACGACCGTCAGATTAACGCTAAGTTGGCTCAAGCCATATCTCTTAATATGGATAAGACCGAGCAGGAGCAGTTCGTTCTTCCTTTGAGGCAAAACAAAGAAATAGCTCGTTCGCAGGTGCGTCTTGCTGTTGCAGGTAAACCGAATAAGTGGGAGGATGCAAAGAAGATGATGACTGCTGATATGGTGGAGCAAGCGGATGAGACGGGTGTAAACCTTTCGGAAAATTTGCTTGACGGTATATTGAAAAATAATATCGGCAATCTACGCAAACTCATGGAGCAGTTAGGTAAAAATCTCGGTTTGTCTATGAACTCCATCACGGCAGAGATTTTTGCAAAAGCCACTCGTAGCGAGCAGGAAATTCTGAAAATGAAGCTCAAGCAGATGGAGGCTCGCCGTAAGATTGCTATGGAGCATGATTATACGGGCATTGTTCAGCAGAACTCGTATGACAGCTTTAACGAAATGGGTTTTGCAGCCCCTACGAAGGAAGAGACTACTGTCACCAAAAAAATGGTTGACGGAAAGGAGATTCTTGATACGTCTGCTTTTGATAAGCGCAGAAAAGCTATTAAGGATATGTACGAGACAGCTCGCAAGGAACTCGCCCAGCTATATACCATTGATGTATCAACAACGGATGGTAAGGGAATGCTGATGAAGATGCTCTTTGGCGATGATCCTGACGGTATGGCTGCTCGAATAAAAGCGTCATTGGGCGAAAGCGAGGAAAGCTGGAAGGCTTTTTACTTGAATCTTATCCAGTATTCGGATAATTACGCGGAAGCCGAAAAGAAAAAGTACGACTCGACAAAGAAAATCTTAGATTTCTGGTGGTCTTCCAATAAGCGCAATCTTGCCCAGCAGGACAAATTGCGCAAGATACAGAATGAGAGCAACCTTTTCGGCAAGCGCACAAACCTCCTTTCTAATCTCGGTCTCGCCAATCTTACAGCCGACCCTGAAATAGAGCTGATGAAGGCGCGTATGCAAGCTGCTGAAGATTATTACGCCTTTGTGGAACGTAACACGAAGAACAAGCAGCTTGTCGACGAAGCCGAACGTGCTCGCCAGGAGGCTGAACTTGCTTATGCCAATCAGATGGCAACAGCCATGAAGTCGCGTCTCTCGCAGATGAAGGAACTTGTGCAGCCTATCGAGGACTTCGGCGCAGCCGTGGGACAGGCTCTTGCCGAAATGCGCTATGATGCAGAGAGTGCAAACGACGCTATCAGGTCTGCCCTCAAATCCATGCTTGAATCCTGGGCGAAGATGGCACTCAACGACGTAAACACACAAATGTGGAAAGCCATCAACGATGCCGGCGCGAAACGAGGCAGAAAGAACGCACAGCCCGATATTGATGCGGCGCGTGCTAATGCCAAAGCTAATGCGGTAACGATGAATACGTCGGATATTGGCACAGCGGGCAATCCTGCTCATGTAATAGTGGACAATGAAACAAAGACCTCGGATTCTATTGCAGATAAAAAGACAGATGTCGTTGTGCACTCGGAACCTGGTGGACCTGATGCGCTTCCCACGGTTGCTCACAAGGATTTGCCTGCACCGACTTCTCCTGTTTTGGTACCAAACAATACCGAAAGGCATGGGGCAGGAGGGCTTTTTAAGAGTGTCGCCCCCGATACTTTGCCTTCTTACCCGTCGAAAGACAAAGTTAGCGCAGAACTCCCCGTAACAATAAAAGATGATAATGTTGTTGACTCTCGTTCTAATTCTCAGGAAAAGTCGGATTTGCAGCACGAATCTCTTTCGCGCGTAGAAGAAAAGAGAAGGGGTAATTTCCCATCTGATTTTCATCCCGATCTATACCCTGAGATTACAGGCAATTCAAAGAAAGAAAGTCCTGTACCTTCGGTTGATACAAAAAAATACGAACCGCAGGCAAACGCAGCACTAAAGCGTGCGCATAATAACACTAACCTTCAAAATGAAGAACGTCGGGAGGGCGTTGTTGGTTTAGGCGATATACAAGAAAATGTTCGAGGTCTTTTAGAGGTTGCTAAGGATTTACAAAGCAAGGTCTCGGATAGAACAGATAGCAATGTTGGTAGTCCGGCGGAACAAACAGAGGAATCGGATTCTTCTGCAAATTCCACGTCGTATTTCGATCCTGCTCATCGCACACAAAAAGCCTTGCCCGCAGATGCTCAGGAATCTCAAGGCAAAGTTCGCAAATCGCCTTCAAATCAAAAACAAGGTTCTCCAGCGTTAAAGGGCGTAGCAGAACAGGCAGGAGGTTCTTTTGCTGATGCCATTACAGGACAATCTTCCTTTGCTGAAGCAGGCGCAGGAATTGTAATGGGCGGAGTAAATGCTGCGCTTAATGCAGATCTCGGTGACAGTAGGAAGAAAAAGAAAGAGGAAAAGCAGCGCAAAAAACAGCTTCGAGAAGAGAAGAAGCACCAAAAAGCTCTCTCTAAAGAGGTTAAGCAGGGCACAAAGGAGCGCGAGAAGACTACCGACAAGGGCGTGAAGAATATGACCGTTACAACGGAGCAAGGAAATAAAGAGCAGAGTAAAGGCACAGAGGTTGCACAGCAGACTATGTTTGGTGCAACAGATGCTGCTCTTAACGCTACTCTCGTCGCAAAACAAAAAAACAATGATGCTGTTGTGCAATCGGATGCAGCGCGTACTGAAAGCGAGGTGACATTCTCTATCGCTGGAGCAATGGCAAAGTGCTTTGAGTTCTTAGGTCCGATCGCTGGTCCTATTGCCGCTGCCGTAGTCATGTCGACTCTTATGGGACTTCTTCAGTGGGCTTTAAGTTCAGCTCTTGGTGGAGGAAAGAAGAAAAACTCAACCAAGGGTCCTAATACTAAGGTTGTATCTGGTATGCTTACCTACGACTCCGGCAACGTGCAAGACCTTCGTCCGTTCGTCGGCAACGATGGTAGTCTCTATTGGGCAACCGAGGACGACAAACCACACAACGGTGTGTCGCTCCTCACTCAGCCTACCGCTACCACCATTAACGGCCGTCCGTCGCTGGTAGCCGAGAACGGTCCTGAGTTGGTAATCGGACGTGAGACCACACAAGCAATGATGATGAATAATCCGCAACTGCTGAAGGCTCTCGTCAATTACGACCGCAACTATTCCGGTCGTCGTGCCTACGACACTGGCAATATAGCCGAGACAAGCCCAACAATCGCCGCAGGAACTTCCGTAGCCGACGAAATGGTGTCTTACCAAGCAAACACCAACGTCGCCCTTCTACAAGCCGTAAACACGCTCCTGCAACGCTTAGAACAACCTATCGAGGCAAAGATTGATATGTACGGCCGTGGCAAGCTCTATGACAGCATGACAAAGGCCAATCAGTTTATGAAGAACAAATAGCCTTCCGTAAGCTGCCTTTGCAGCAATCCGCAAGCAGCAAAAGCATTTTTCTTGCGCTATTTTTCGCAATCGGCAAAGCATTTATTAGGTCGTCACGCCGTTAGGCGAGGCGACCTTTTCTTTTGCGTTTCACTCGCATTTCTTCCGTTTTTCTCGCTTATTCAAGAATAAACTTCCGCCCCAAGAGTCAAAGTCTTCAAACTCTTGTAATTCCTTAATAATCATGGATATTACATATAATCTAATCATCAAAAGTCCGTAAATCTACTAAAAAACGCTACTACTATATATAAATTTCGCCAATTTTCTTTCTTTCCCCATTTTCAAAACTCCCCAACCCTAACAATATAGTTAGTAGCATTAACGCCTATGGCGTAAATAATTGACATTTAATAAGTTGTAGAATATAGGGAAAGGCAAAGCGATGCCGAAAAACGCTATAAAATGCCTTATTTCTACTATTCTTTATATTTTTTTTGTTCTTTGTGCTCGTATAGATATATAAAAAATTACCCCATTTTTAAACTTTTAATTGATAAGTAGTGGAAAATCAGAAAGTTAAATCACTTTTTGAAAAATTCATTGGGCGGTCACGAAGTGGATTTTGGGTGGACAGCAGAAGCGTTTTTTAAAATTACGAACTTTTCGTTTTTTGACATTTTTTGAAAAAATGGACTCGAAAACAAAAACTGGACTTTTGAAGAATTAAAGTTCAAACATAGCTAACGTGTGAAAAACGTAGCTAAAATATTGTTTATATCAATTTTAATTATTAAATTTGCAACCGATATGATAACCCAGTTATTTCTACTTATAAAATATGTTTGACGAGATATGCTCTATATATTCTGATGCGCTCGACAATGTAGGTCGGTATGTAGACCGTGAAACTGGTGAGTGCATTCAGCAAATGACCATCCGCGAGTTCTGCCTTACGGATCGTTGGAAACCCTATGTGCAGCACCTCCGCGCTATGCGCAAAGAGTATGGCAGTAAGGCGAAGAAGATGCAGGAGTACATCGACACTAAGAAGCAGTTGCCTGGAGCTACATTGAGTGGCTTGTTCAGCATCTACGACGATGAGTGCATACGTAAGGATGGGTCGAAGTTTATAGCTCCAGTCTCGCGTCGAGAAACTCATCTGAAGCAACACACTGGTTGGCTCGCCATCGACATAGACCTTGCGGACAACGCCCATCTGAGCAATTTTGAAAATGTGCGCTTCGCTTGCGGTTATCGTCCTGAAATAGCCTTGCTGATGCGGTCGTGCTCCGGCAGCGGATATTTCGGCTTAGTAAAACTGGCTTATCCTGAACGGCACAAAGACCAGTTCAAAGCTCTACTCAAAGATTATGCAGCTATCGGCATTACGCTTGACAAGGCTTGCAGCAACATCGGACGTGTGCGCTTCGCTTCCTGGGATGATTCTGAGCACATATATATAAATAAAAATGTGGTGCCGTATAAGGGACTGGAAGGTGAGCAAGCTCAGCTTGTCTCTTTGGCTTCACGCCAAGCGTATCGCTCGCACAATGCGAATGTAGAGTATAAAGCCGAAGGCAACTCTAACTTCTGGGAACAGCAGCGTGTGCAAGACAGATTGGTCGAGGTTATTGTGCAGGAACTTGTGAGCAACCATCGGAATATTACCGAGAGTTATGACGACTGGGTGAAAGCGGGATGGGCATTGCGATCGCATCCGTATGGTTTTGACCTATTCCACCAACTATCAAGATGCAGTTCCAAATATAATGAAGCGCAGACAAACCTGAAATGGCAGCAGTTGGGAAGCAGTCAGACCGTGACGTACAACTATCTCATTCATGCTTGTAAGGTGGCATTGGGAGAGGAAACATATCGTCAGATTTGTAGGCGAGTTTGGAGTGAGCTGAAGGAGTAAAAATAAAGGGAAACGCCTTAAACACGTTACAAGTGTTAAACCGAAAACTCAAAAACGGCAAAAACGCCCACGTTTTCGCAAAAAATGAGGCTTACGTGTGTTTTACGGTGGTCTTATGATTCTATATTGATTGCTCAAATGTTAAAATTCAAACAAAAACAATATATGAAACTGATAACAATTACTGGTCCGAGTGGTGCAGGAAAAGACACCGTTGCTCGGATGCTGTCTGAAATGGGTGGATATAAAGTGTTGTGTTCTTATACCACACGTCCGAAGCGTGAAGGCGAGATTGATGGTGTGGAACATCATTTTGTGGAAAAATGCGACGTGCAGCACGACAAGATGTTAGCATACACCCAGTATGGTGGCTATGAGTATTGGACCACCATCGACCAGGTGACGGACAAGGCTATTTACGTCATTGACGAGGATGGTCTGAAAGTTTTGCGCAAGAAATTCCCCGACATCGAGTTGTTCAATATATGCGTGTCGGCACAAGAAGGCACCAGACTGCGCCGAGGTGTGTCGCAGGAACGTATGGACCGAGACAAGAAGCGTAAGCGTCTGCCGTTATCGTTCTTCAACGCGGTAATCTTCAACAATGATTCGCCCAGCGATTTGCAGGAAGAAGTGCGGCGAGTGAGATACATGATTGTGTAAGCATCGAGAAAAAATGCACTATCTTTTAAACAATAAACTAAAATTTATAAGTAATGAAATTCATCGAACCACAAGTGGAATGGTGGCGACAGACATCTCTTCCACGACATATAGCAAGAGTGGGCAGAATATGCTACAAGGCTAAGGGCAAGCAGCCCGAAGAAGGAATAACCGAAGAGAAAGTGGAAGCGTTCATTCAGAAGCGCGACGAAGAACGCTGCAAGGGATTCTGGGAAAGCGGCCACCGCTCGATGTATCGCCACGGCACAATATACTTTTTCATGCCCAACGAAAAGGGCCTTCCTAACTACATTTGGGCGTATCTGAACGCTTCTCCCTACATCGACTATGCCACAAAGAACCATAAGGTATGGATCAGCACTAATATGCAGTTCATGCTTGAGAACAAGAACCTGATGGACGCGCTTAGTCCGTATTGTATCAGCGAAGAAAAGTTTATTGAGAAGGCTCAGAAGTACGAGTGTGAGGAAGCATTCTCCATTATCCGAATGACGCTGGTAGTGACTACACAGATAAGCACATCGCGCGAGCTCAACCGCACATCGCCCAACAGCATAGCCGAGCAGAGCACACGCTATTGCAATCTGGAGAAGAAGGGTGGCGTACAGATAGCACGTCCGCATTGGTATTTTTATGGCACTCGTTGGCAGCGTATGGTGTATCGTTTTGTATGCCGAGTATGCGAGTGGGGCTACAACCGACTTCTGAAGTCTGGATTGAAGCCGGAGGATGCACGAGGCGTTCTGCCTCTTGATACCTATACCGTTGTGGCATATACATACACGATTGCCGACTGGAAGCATATTCTTGACCTTCGTTATCATGGCAAGACCGGCACACCGCATCCTAATGCAAAAATTCTTGGCGAGAAAATACGCTACATCATCATTGTGCGTATGCGCCAGTATTGTGAGAAGTTTGACATTTAATCATCAATATAAACATATATATCATGGCAAATTTAACTTTAAACGAATATCAGGACAAGGCAATGAGTACTTGTATGCCTGAGAGCGACAATCTCTTCTATATGCTTGCCAATCTCGTAGGTGAGGTTGGCGAGTTTGCAAGCAAAGCCGGCAAGCACATGCGTAAGGGCAAGCTGCATATAACCACAACACAACGCGACGAGGAAGGCAAAATCCTGCATACGCAGGTGTGGAACATATCTGACGAGGAACGTCGTCTTATGCTTTCTGAAATCGGTGACATTCTCTGGCAGACAGCAGGACTGGCAAAAGTGATGGGCGTTACGCTCGAAGAAGTGGCTGAAGAAAATCTCGCAAAACTTGCCTCTCGCAAGCAGCGAAATGTAATTTCCGGCGAAGGAGATATGCGTTAGTTTTTGTTTGATAATCGACCTTATGATAAATAGCATAAATTATGGCTAAATCAAATCCTATCAAAGCGAGAGAAGAACTTGTTAGCAACCAGCCCACTATTTACTCTTTCCATTTCAAGGACGTGCCCACAAGCAAGTATGCCGAGACCCTCGATGTGCTCTTTCACAACCCCGACTATAATGACGCTGTAGAGAAGCGCAACCGACTCGTAAAGTCGGCTGAACGTTTACGTCCGGGTTCGAGCGAAATGGTGAACCTTGTGCGCACCATTCAGCAGCATGATCGCAAATTGGCAGACATCATGTATGCTTCCATCGTGCAGACAAACTTACATTCAGAGGTTAGCTATGATTTTCTTTCGTTTGGTACCCTGCTGAAGTATTATGTTGACTACAACAAGGACGGTATGCGTGAGCGTGTTGACCGCATGGCAGCCAATCTTGATAAGGTAACGTTCCTCGCCGATATGCTTGAGAGTGTTGTTACCGACGTTAAAGCCGATATGCGCGAAATATTCAACGGTGGCATAGAGTTCAATCAGTTTGATGCTGTACTGAAGGTGCTTACTCAACTACGCGGATTCTTTAAGTCTGCCCGACGTGGTGATGCCGATTCGCCCGAAGCGCAGCTCTACTTCGACTATTCTGACTCTATCAATGATTATCTTGAGAAGCGGCTGAAGACCTATACCGACAAGTATCGTAAACTGCATCCAGCTGCGCAAGTTTACACTGAAGCCGACCTCGTAGAAGGTCTTAACCAGTTCTTTGGTCGTAACGACAAGTTCGACATGAGCGTTATCGCTCATACCGAGTCTGGAGGTTGCTATATTGACTTTGCACAGCTCTGCCTCCGTCTTAGTCGTAACGACATTGAGAAGATAGAAAAAGTGACCGGCAAGATGCAGTCTAACAACATGACCGATGTTGCATTGCGCTACTGCTTCAATGCCACTGATTTAATTATGAGCCAATATAAACGGCCCAAACTAAAATAATAACCGTTATGTCTAACATTTACCTTCGCCTACCTACCAGTCGTTGCCAGTTCTTCCGTAATCGCGACCCCAAGCATGTGCTTGCCAAGGATGAGCCGTTGGTGTTTAGTGTCTATACGCATGAGCATTTTATCCTCCGTCATTATATTACGAACACAACGGAACAATCTCGTTCGCTTGATCCTCAATGTTTTTCGCACCAGCAATGGCGTAACATGATGGCGGGGCGGCATCCCAATGGTGGAACTTCAATATTGCTTCGTGATAATCAAAACTATCTTTCTTTTGATGAAGTGCAACGTATTTTTGGCTATCGTGATTACAATAAAAGTGAAGATATGGATTACATCTGTATTCGTTTGCCCTACGAAGTAGAGGTTGTTGATGTCGTAAAGCAAGTTACATCGACGTGGAATCTCACTAAGGAAGGTGTGTGGCAGCTCAAGGCTGCGCTTAACAATGAATTTAAGCGCAGCCTTATAGAGTGGGCCATGTCTACTTTTGACTATTGCATCTCCAACAATCGTATTATCTGTCGTAAGCACGTAGCTATGCTTGAACGCTTCCTAATGCGTTACGGCATTGACCCTACCGAGCAAGAGAAAAACAATATGAGGCGCGTCATTGATCGTTGGTTTGCTACAGAGCACAAGAATTTCAAGGCTTATTCTTGTGCTGATATGCAGTTCATAGACGAGAGTGAGCACACAGTCTCGTTCGAGAGAATAGAATGGGAATAATGTTTCTATGTAAACAACTGTTAAATGATTTTATAAATTAAGTTAAAAAACGACCCTTTTTTAAAAAGTAAATGGAATTGTCAAATAAATGCAAAGAATTGTTCCTTGATGGCATTACCGATGTAATGTTTTACCCAAGGGAAGAGTGTGTTATACCGATACCGTTCAGTATGGCACAAGTGTTATATATTAATAATTGTAGTTTCCCTGCCGAGCCAACTTTACGCTTGGCTACGAGTGGCGAAAACTACGTTATTGTAGAGAATCTTAACGTGAAGATGACGTTCGCCAAACAGGGCAATGGCACTATATATACATATAATATTAGTGCAAATGTGGCAAATGGAGGCGAAAATGTGGCTGAAGCGTACCGAAATATGCGTGATAAGGAGTATTACGTGGTATTGCGCAAGATGGACGGTTCGACGCAGTTGTGCTACACCTTGCCCCATACATTTGGCATAGGTAGCACCACAGACAATAGTCAGACTGAGTTGGCGCGAACCGTCACTGCCACCACACAAGCCCTGTCGGAGCCGATACCTATCACATTTCGAGTTGCATAGTATTTTAGACCATTTTTCAATGCCTTAGATTATATATTACGTCGTTGTCCGCGAGGATAGCGGCGTTTTTTTGTCCTAAATATTACCGAAGCAGCCTTTAATTTTGCATACGGATAACACAGCGGAGTGGTAGCAGTTGGTAGCTCACTTGGTTCATACCCAAGAGGTCGAAGGTTCGAGTCCTTCCTCCGCAACATGGTCAGTCGGTAAAAAGATTGATTTTTCAGGATAACAACACAAAACACATTTTTACTAATGAAAGGCTTATTTGAAATACTTACCGGAAAGAAGTGGATGGTTAGTCCCGACTTCGTGCATGGTATTCGCAAGTCGCTTGAGTACAACCTAAACACTCATGCGGCTTTCAGCAAGCCGGAGAAGAGCTGTGGATATGTCACCGCAGAGGATGCCGAGGGCAACACCTACTATCCAGAGGAATATCAGATTTCGGAGGATGGCAAGCAGGTGAGAGGCAACTGGACTTTGGACCTTCCTGATGACGACGAGCACGCACAGAACTTCCCCTTCGTTTCGGTACTTTCCGTTGAAGGTCCTATCACTCGCAACGGCGGCTATTGCTCGTATGGCTCTATCGACCACCGCGACATGATGATGCGAGCTGCCGACCATCCTCTTTGTCGTGGTCACGTTTTCGTCATCAATACTCCCGGCGGTTCGGCATGGGCAAAAAACGACTATGCTCTTGCCATTGACTATGCTCACTCAAAAGGCCAGAAGGTGATTGCTTTGGTTGACGGTTTGTGTGCCTCGGCAGGAATGTATCTCGCTTCTCTTTGCGATGAGCGCTATTACATGAACCCCAAAGATCAGGTCGGTTGTATCGGCGTAATGGCCGCGTTCTACACTTTGCCCGATGGAGCGAAAGACGAGTACACCGACGAGACCTACCATGAGCTTTATGACCCTGAGTCGTTTGACAAGAACAAGGCTTATCGCGACATTGCCAATAAGGATGATGACAAGGAGCTTATCAAAGAACTTGCCGATCTTGGCGTTGAGTTTCGCGCCGATGTCAAAAAAACTTGCCCTAACGCAAAGGACGAACACCTGAAAGGCAAAGTGTTCAATGCAGAGGACGTGAAGGGCATTTTGATGGACGGTCAGTCATCATTTATGGGAGTAGTGCAACACGCCTTTGAACTTTATGATGGCAGAGCCGAGCTCATCAACCGTGAGCAGACAGTTGAGCCACAGAACGAGCCGGAGATTGAGCCGGAGTCAGAGAAACCGGAAGCAACCAACACAAACACTAATATCAATATGGAGAAATATCCTCTTATTTGCAACGCTTGTGGATTGCAGGCTGGCGAGATTGCCGTTACGGAAGAGGGCGCGTATATGAACGCCTCGCTTCTTGACTCTCTCGAAACCTACATGAAGGAAGCCGAGCAGAAGGTGACTGATGCCGAGCAGAAAGCCACCACAGCGGAGACCGCTCTCGCAGAATTGCAGGGCAAGTTTGATGAAATCTCCGCTCAAGTAAACGCAGCCAACGAAGCAAAGGAAGTCGCGGAGACCGCACTCGCCCAGGCTAACGAGGCTCACTGTACAGAACTAAGCGACCTTAACGCGCAGCACACCGATGCTCTTGCCAAAAAGGACGACGAGCTGAAAACTCTCGCCAAGGCAAAGGACAAAGAGATTGCCCAGCTCACAGCCGACAAGACTGATGCCGAGGCAAATCTTCAGACCGCTAAGGACGCGCTTGCTACAGCCGAGCAGACCATTGCCGACAAGCAGGCTCAGATTGCCGCGCTCACCAATGAGGCTGGCGAAGAGCTAAACAGCGGCGAGGCTCCTGAGAACAATGGCGAGGGTGTGAAAACTCCGCAGTTGCGCTCGTTCGATGGTAGCAAGTACAAAACTAATGTTGAGCGCAAGGTAGCTTTCAAGCGTTTCTTGCAAGGTGAGGAATAAAAGCCTCGCTACCCTCAATCAACACAAACAACACAAAGATTTAACAACAACACAAAGCACAAACGATTATGGCAAATTTACCTAAAGATTTTATCGGTCTTGACGCTCTTCAGCATGTAGCCGAGGAGGTGTCAAAGGAGATAGTGATGGGTCCTGGCTATTCGGATGCCGAAGAGATGGACCGCCTTGGCATTGACATCATCACTGGTGTTCAGTTCAAGCGCACTTTCCACTTGTTCATCCGCAAGGGTGGCACCACACGTCGTAAGGATGTTCATCGTGAAATCAACAGCGAAGCTGGATTTTTGAAAGAGCGTACGCTTACCTCGAAGCTCTCCTGGGATAAGTTTCCGGGCAATATAGACGACTTCTGTGAGACAGTATTCGGCACCGATGCTCAGGGTCAGTTCCCTCTCTCTTCACAGGCTGCAGAGGCAATCCTCAAGGATTATGCCGACAACCTCGCTGCTAACTTGTGGTTCGGCGACATTACTCTTGACAATGGCGACGACTCAGTTCCTGCTCGCGATCAGGCCATGGCTCTCTACGACGGTTTCCACACTTGCATTAAGCACGACATCGAGGACGGTCTTATCTCAGAGGCTAACGGCAACCTCGTTCCTTGTAAGGCTATTTCTGCTCCTGCTGACAACAACGACTCCACTCCTTATGACAACTTCATCGAGTGGCACGCTAATTGGGACGAGCGTCTGCGCAAGGTTCCAACATGGGTTTACATGAACGAGGCAACTGCCATGAACATTGCAGCAGGTTATGCTAACAAGTTCCACGGCAACTTCCGTGTAGAGTACAACCAGGGCGACAATTTCAAGCTGCCGGGTCTTTCTAAGGTTACTATCTGTCCTATCGCCAACTTCGGCGCAGGCGACCGTATGTATGCAAGCATCGACAAGAACTTTGTCTATGGTGTTGACACACTCAGCAACCAGCAGTATGTAAGTGTTCGCCTCGGCTCCGACCGAGATCACAGAGACTTATCTTTCCAGATTCAGTCAATCCAGGGAGCAGGCATACGCAACTACTTGAAATATGCTCTCTGCGTCAGCGACGGTAATCTCGTTGCTCCTGAGTATGTAGCCGGCGACTACGATAACACTATGCTCGTGATTACCCTTGCTGGTACTGAAGGTCAGAAACCAGACGGTACAGTAAAGGTAAATGGCACAGGTTACACCAAGCCGCTTGAAACTGCGCCTAATCAGATTCTCTCTCTTGAGGCAGTCGATGGTACTACCTACAAGTTTGCAGGTTGGAGCAACGGCAAGACCGAGAAGAAGATTCAGCTCACCGCCACCGGCATGAACATGGGCTTGACAGCTTTCTTCAAGAAGAACGGTTAATACCTAACGGAATTTCTTTCACTCTATATTTTCACGGGCGACGGTCGTGGCTGACCTGACGGAACATGCTTACCCGCCGCCCTTCTTTTAAACAATACATTCAACAACACAAAAACTCATAAGAATATGGCAGTAACAGCAACATGTCCTGAGATTAAGGATATTCTCGCCGCTAATGAATGCTTAGAGAACTTTGGCGGCCTTGGTATCAATGTGTATGCTTTCAACAAAGGCGACCTCAAGGCTCCTTTGAAAGCAGAAAAGAACGTTTATCCTGCTCTGACCGCCGAGTCGTTCAACACTGGCAAGGGTCTCTACAAATTTGAATGCAAAGAAAGTAGTCAGGGACACACTTTCGAGAACCTTGGCCGCAGAAAAGGTTTCAAGCAGCAGCTTGACTACGTGCTTGAGAGCGTAAACGCAGAGTCAGCAGAAGTGGCTCGCGCCCTGAACAACCTCGACCTTGGTTATATTATTCAGGATGGCGAGAAGAGTATTATCGTGTATGACTCTCAGCACAAGTTCGAGTATGCTTCGGGTGGCATCAAGGGCGACACGGGCAAGAAGGCCGAGGATGATCGTCAGGTAGAACTGAGCGGAACCCTGCAGCCCACAATGTACGGACGTTACGAGATTACAGAGCCTGAGACCGGCGGTTGGGACTCGCTTCTCGCTTCAAAAAAAGGGTAAGCGATATTGACGCACAGAGCGAAAGCAATATCGCTAAGGAAGTGTTCGACGATGCCGACTCTTCTTTCTTCAGCACAAGTGAAGAAGGAACGACGGCAAAGAAGAGCAAGAAATAATCGCTCATACGAGAAAGATTTTTTCGTCATACGACAAATCCCTGCATCTATCCTTTATATACAAAAGGTATGGATGCAGGGATTTTATTATATATATTAGTATTCTGATAAATTTATACTAAAATTAGCGTTTTTAGTACAAAATATAATCTAAATTAGATAATTGTCTTTAATTTTGCAATTAGAAAAGCTTCTTTGATTACATTGTTGTAAACGTAGAATAACTAAAAATATAGGTTTTATGGAATTAAGACATTTACGCTCCTTTGTTTATGTCGCCGAAACAAAGTCGTTTAGTACGGCTGCCACACGTTGTTGCGTCACCCAGTCGGCGGTAAGCCAGCACATTCGCGCCCTGGAGGACGAGTTTGGTTGCAAACTGCTTATCCGCACTTCGCACGGCATTATGCTCACTGAAAGCGGCGAAGCCCTGTTGCCTCGTGCCAAAGAAATACTGAAGCAGACCGAGGACTGCAAAGAGCAAATCAATGCCCTTAACAACTGCATGACCGGCGAATTGCGCATAGGTGTAGGATCGTTTATTGCTCCGTATGTCCGTATGGCAGCATTGATATTTATGGAGAGATACCCCAACGTGCGTATCAATGCCGACTTTACTAAAGCCTACCTCCTCAACCAATCGCTAAGGGCGCACATGTTAGACCTTGCTTTCACCATGAATTTGGCATACCGTCACGAAGGAATAGAGTCGAGACCCTGCATACCCTTTAATGTGTATGCTATCATGCGCGATACCCATCCGCTTGCCTCACTTCCAAGGGTGTCGTATGAAGACATTCTGAAGCACCCTATCATTATGCCCGACGTAGGCGAACGTGCGATTGAGACCTTTCAAAAAAACATTCAGCGCGACCTATACAAACTCAACATCAAGTGTATCATCAGCGACCCCGACGAAGCCCTTGCTTCGGTGGAAGAAACCAAGTATGTAACGTTCATGCCTAAGCTCTACCTGCGCAACCACCCTACCCTTGTAGCGCGTCCCGTTGTCGGACTCGAACAACAGTTGATGAGCAACGCCCACTGGATGCAGGACGTACCTAAGAAACGAGCCGCACAATTATTTCTCGACATCATTCGCGACGAAGTGGTGCCATACATATCCGTAGCCGAAGATTCGCAAGGGAAGTGCACACCGCATCCCCGATAGTCATTAGAAGATCTTATACCGTACCGAGCCTCACGTTAGCAGCGTGAGGCTTTTTTATTTTAGTATTAGCCGAAATTATACGTTATTCCACGGCAAGAACACTTAATAAGAAATACTTCGCCCCCACCACTTTCTCCCCTACCTTTGCAACAAGTTCAATAATGAACGAAACCAACCAAACACAAAACACTATGCAGATTAAAACTAATGACGGCAACTATGATGTTGCCAGCAAGGGACTTGGCAACACAGCCTTGGGTCTCGGCATCGCAGGCTTGGCAACGAGCCTATTGGGAGGCAGTGCCTCGCTTCTGGGCATCGGAAGAAACAACGGCATGACAGCCAATCCTACCGACCCTGATGCGCGTTTCGTAACTAAGAGTGAGACTAACCTCATCCAAGAGAACAGCACTCTGAAAACCGAACTCGCCATTCAGAAGAGCGAAAACTACACCGACAAGAAGCTCGTGGAAGTGACACAGTATCTCGATACGAAGTTGCGCCGTGTAGAAGACAAAGTGGATGCAAACAAGGATGCACAGCAAGCCGTCAACGCACAGCAGATGGCTTACAATGCGGCAGCTAACGCCAGCATCGACGTGCTCAAGTCGCAGGTGGCATCGTTGTCGAGCGTAACCAAGTTGTTCATCCCTTCAACCAACGTATGCCAGACCGGTTGCGGTTGCGGATGCAATCAGTAAGAGAATAACGTAATCCAGCTATATATATGGAATACTAAAACTCACAAATCTTGGCGGCAGTCGTGTCCGAATGGGCACGACCCGCCATTTCGCAGATAGCCGCAGGCAACCTCATGCGCCTACCCATGCTTCAGTCTTTGCAAGCCACCATCAGCTCGTTAGGCATTGTCAGTGGCAGTTATGCCCTACAGAAGGACATCGAGCCACTCATCCAGCCAATCATCAACTCGCTCGTCGCACCTATGCTTGCCCGATATTTCGGTCAGATACCCGAAGAGAGCATACCGCAGATGGCACATGACATAGTGGAGAAGATGCGAGGTAACGGACCGCTGTCTGTGCTCGAGGGTATGGTGACGTTTGAAGACGAAGACCTCACCGAGCTTGCCGATCTTCTTGACAAGAACCTACCCGTAGGGCAGACGCAAGGCTATCAGGTAAAACATTAAACAGAGTAACAAACCAAGCGGCGGCAAGCATCGTCGCTATAATAAAACATAAACGATTATGAACAAACGTACCATTCCGGCTATCATCATAGCCACACTTGCGGCTGGTGCAACCGCCGCTGCACCCTATTATGATGTCAACATCACACAGCAGCTTTGCACACCGGCTTGCGTAGATGAGACACCCGTGTTCGCTCCGAAGTTCTCCGTTAAGAGCATTGCCAACGTAGGCACATCGCAGTATATCATCGTCATTCACGTTGAGGGTGTAATAAGCTACATCCCATGCAACTGCGGCTCGTGCTGCACACGCTCACAAGTGGTGTCGCAAGACTTCACCATACCTGTGTTCAGCGCCACAGCCATCAACTCGGCAACAATAACAGTAGGTACCGTACAGAACGGCATAGCACGCATATCTTGCTGCAACTGTTCCAAGACTTTTGTTTCCGACTGCCCAGTAACGCTCACTCTTGCAACTACATAAAGCCATGATAGTTCTGATAGCTATAGCCACCATGATAGCTGCCACGCTTGCCCAACACCTCGGACTGGCCGAAGCCATTGCCCGTGTTGTTGACAAGGTGGCATCATGCCCTCAGTGTTTCACCTTTTGGGTTACAATGTCGGCGTTGCTCTACCTCGGCCACGATGTCTACGCATCGGCGCTGTCGGCTATTGTGGTGGCATATCTGTCAAACTGGTTTGTGTTGTTGCTGCTTATTCTTCAACGAAAATTTACGAAACTCTATGAAAAAGAAAGACACACCACCGACCGCCTCGACCACTAAGGTAAAGGCAGAAAGCAAGCCCCAAGCGCAAACTTTCTTTCCAACGTTGCACATCTCTGCGCAAAAAACATTACTTATCCCACATTTTCGGGGCATCTGCCCTACATGTTAAACATATAAAGACTCAAACAAAATGAATTACAAACAGATGATTGAACAGGCTCGTGCCAATGGTATGGCTACCGAGAAGAAGATGTGGGCAGCAGTATAAACTCTCTCTACCGATCTCCTTGCGCTGGAGCAGACCGACCCCAAGCTCTACTGGCACATATTGCGCCGTCAGCACGCCGTTCTCTATGGACGACACTATTCTGAGAAGATGGCCAACCACGATGTTAATGCTCTTGTCTATAGCGGCATGTACGACGAGGAGGGTACGCCAACCGGCGGAGGTGCACATTGGACTCGTATCAAGGTAGACGAGCTGACTAAGGGCATGAAGTTTCATTCAAATGTCAACGCATGGGACAAATACGTCGCCTTCAATTCGATGTACGCCGACCTCTGCGCTTGCATGAACGAAGAGGAGATAATCAAAGCCGCCTACGCTTTCTACTTTTGTGATGACGACTGGCAGCCCTGCGAAGACGACTGCACTAAGGTGTGGGACTATAATGCCCTACACGCCACCCTCTAATTTTTTGAATTTTTACATTTGTATTCTTCAAAGCCACTTTGCGCTAATTACACAATTCGCAGAGTGGCTTCATTTGTATCTTCTCCTTATACGCTCCCCCACTATGTCCGCCCCACCAAATTAAAAACTCCTACATTTGCCTATGAAAGAAACCCGAAAATTATGACACAACGAAACATCAACCTAACACTGCCCCGATCATGGAACGAGTGCAGCACCGAGCAGCTGGAGCTCATCTCCCGCATAATGCTTGAGCAGATAGAGCGAGCCGACCGTTATCATCCCTTCGACATGCGCAACGTCAAGATAGCGTGCTTATTTGTTCTTGCAGGCATAGAGATAGTGGAAGGCATAGACGAGTCGAAGCCTCTTGAGAAGCAACACTACACCTGCCGACTCTCCACCCCAAGCCGACGCAACCGTTTCTTCCGTCGCAAACAGCAGGAGGAAGAAACCTTCCCCATCTACTTATGGCAGTTCAACTATTGGCTAACGCCTAAGCCGAAGACCGACGACCGCAACTCGGCTGAGTATCTTGCCTCCGGTGCCGGATTGCTCGACTGGCTCGACAACGAGCGTGGAGCTCACCTCTCTCGCTTTCCCTACCCGACCCTTCGCCTACGCAACAAACGCGGTCTGCTACGTCGCAAGACCGACTATGAAGGTCCGGCGCAGGATATGGACGGCTTTTCATGGCAGCAGTATCGTTTTGCCTCCGATCTCATGGGACAATACACCTCGCTCGCCAACAACCTTGTCAAGATGAAGCAGATGGGCAAGTTCACGGCCGAGCAGATAGCACAGCAAGCCGACAGCGTAGACCGGGCACGTTCCATGTTCCTCGCCACCATCTTCAACCGTCGTATCAACTTCATCGACACCAACACCAACCTCAAGGTGCATGATTTCCATTACGACACCCATCAGTTCGACACCCAAGCCCCACTCTTCCGCCACTTCCCCGATCACCAATGGCAACCTATCCTCTTCTGGTGGACCGGCATGATGCACACCCTCTCACGGCGTTACCCCCATGTGTTCAAGGTGCAGAAGCTTGATTCTCGCAAGCGGCCGTCAACGCCCTTGGAGATATACACCGCCACCATCGCCACCATGCAGAAATACGCCTCACTCACCGAAGATCAGGTGAACAACCAGTCGTATTCGCTCGTATTGGAGCATCTGGAGCGACTCTCGAAGGAGAATGAGGAAATGGAAAAGATTAGGAAGACGTAGTAAAATATTAACGGAAATATGGAGTATGAAGAACGTAAAGATTTTTGCAAAGACCATCGAGGCGGAAGCTATGAAACAGATAGAAAACTTAGCAACGAGCGAGGCTTACTGCGACTGCAAGATACGCATTATGCCTGACTGTCATGCGGGTAAGGGATGCACAATAGGTACGGTAATTCAGACTGCCGGCAAGGTTGTACCTAATACCGTAGGCGTGGATATAGGCTGTGGTATGTTGGTATTCAAGTTCGCTGAGAAGGATATAAACCTTTCGCTTCTCGACCGAATCATCAATGAGTCGGTGCCGAGCGGATTTGACGTTCACGAAAAGTCCAAGCTAAAAGATTGGAGTCCGCTTACGTCACATCTTTTGCTCGATTTACACGAAAGGACACAAGGTTGCTTCGACCCCGACTATATCGGACGCTCGCTTGGCACCCTCGGTGGCGGCAATCATTTCATCGAGCTTGACGAGGACGAGCAGGGTTATAAGTATCTTGTGATACATTCGGGCAGTCGCAATCTCGGAGTTAAGGTGTGCAACTTTTTCCAACACTTAGCCAAGAAGAATGTGAATCGAAACGAGGAGCGCAAGCGCATCATCGAAGACTTAAAGAAGTACGGCTTAGAGAGGGAGATTAACAAAACGTTGCGTCGTTTGGGCACCGTGCCTCCCGATCTCGCCTATCTTGAGGGAGAAGACCTCAATGCCTATAATTTCGCAGCGAACGTCTGTCAGTATTTTGCCGACGACAACAGATGGAATATAGCAATGCCTATAATCCATGGGCTTCAATTATCGTTCGTGGATTTCTTTACCACCAGGCATAACTATTTCGACATACACTCAGGCATCATCAGAAAAGGAGCCGTGTGTGCCGAAAATGGCGAACAGCTTATCATCCCACTTAATATGCGCGATGGTTCGTTGATATGTCGCGGCAAGGGCAACGACGATTGGCTTCAGTCGGCTCCGCACGGTGCAGGTAGACTAATGTCGCGCTCGGCGGCCAAGAAGCAACTCAGCATGGAGGAATACCGACAGCAGATGCACGACATTTACTCCACATCGGTATGCGAGTCAACAATCGACGAGTCGCCAATGGCGTACAAACCTGCCGAAGAGATAGAATCGCTTATAGGCGACACTGTGGACGTGGTGAGGAGAATCAAACCGATATACAACTTCAAAGCGAAATAATACAACAATATACTGTGTTAGCGTAAGTATTAACGAAAATATAGAGGACAATGAAAAAAGAGAAAATAAAGCAGTTGGTGGATGTAATGCAGGCGTATTTAAATGGCAAAACTATCCAATATTACAAAGTTGACCTTAGCTTTAAGATTGAACATCCAGGAGAGCCTAATTTCAACGATAAATGGGTAGATGTGGATGAAGGACATCATTTTAGACCTGATTGGTGCGACTACCGCATCAAGCCCGAACCCGAGTACCGCCCGTTTAAGGATGCAGATGAGTGCTGGCAGGAGATGCTGAAACATGAGCCGTTCGGATGGCTGAGAGAAAAGAAACAAAATGTGCGTACTCAGATTGGATTTATGCACACAGAAGGAATACAAGGAACCAGTGGCGGCTCTTCTAATTATAAGGCTTTCTTTGATTGTTTTAGTTTTGCCGACGGCGCGCCATTCGGCATCAAGGAGGAACACTAAAGGTTCTCACATCGAATTTAACGGATTCAACGGATTCTTGTTTGTCATCGAATGACGCAAAACTAACGAAGACGAAGATAATTCGTAAAATTCGATGACGATAATATTAACAACATAAAAGGATTTGCAGAGATTATGAAAGCATGTTCAAAAAATAAGGTACTTGTTGCCATCTGCAACCGTCACGGCATCAACCTCTATCACCATCAACTCGACGGAACTTCGTGGCAGATTTGCGCTGGAGGCTATGTTGTGAACGGATATTCAGACGGTCGCTCTGTGCATCGGTTATTGTCTAAAATGAGTGGTGTGCTTGTTTTACTATTGAAATACGGCAATCTTCGGCCGTGGCATCTTTTCGGTTACGAGCGTAATATCACATGGCGCAGGGAAATTCATGCGATTATGCCTATAGCCGAGCCTTTGTGCGATAAAGGCAGAAAGGTTTATACCTATTATGACAAAGAATATGATGAGTGGTTACAAGCATATTACGACTTGAAAAATTCATAAGGGAAAGAGATTATTAACAACATCACGGATTTATAGAGAATTATGCGAACGATTAAGTTTAAGGGCATCTGGTTTGAAGATGGTAGTTGGGTACACGGTGCATTGGTGCGCAAGGTTCAGCATTTGCGTTCTTGCATAGACGATCATGTGACCCATGTAGAGAACTACGACTATATCGTCAATCAAGACGAAATTGACAACTTGAAATATCATCAGGTTCATCCCTCTTCGATCTGCCAGTTCACGGGATTAACCGACAAGAATGGCAAGGAGATTTACGAGGGTGACGTGTTGCGGTCGGACAGTTATCCGTACAGCTGCCTTGAAGACAACGAGCGCGACAACTACTATGCCGTAGTGTATTACTGCGAGGAGGGAGCTTTCTTTAGTATGGTGACGGCAGTGAATCCCGACTCTGAAGTATGCGGTATTTCTGACGGCATTCTTGATGATGTCCAGAAAGAGAAAATGAAGAACTTTGAGGTTGTTGGCAATATCCACGAAGAGAAGTGGCAACAATACGGCGAATACTTTAAGACTGAAGAAGGAAAGGAGGCCGACAATGATTAATGTAGAAAACCTTAGAATAGGCGACATTGTGCAGACAAACAAAGACTGCATGTTTCCGAAAGACACCTTGTGCATCGTTACCGAAATCCATCCCGACCGACAGCATAATGACAAGAAGAGAGTCGTCAGTCTGAAGGCTGTCAACGACGAAGACGACGGTCCCTGGGGGACATGGTGCTGCAACATCGATGGCGTGCCCATCACGCCCGAAATACTTAAAAAGAACGGTTTTAAAGAAGAGATCGTTGGCAAATATTCTACAAAGCCTCTTGATAACGAGGAGTATTTTTTTGCGAGATATTTGGCAGTAGAGCGGAAATGTGGTAATTGGGTCGTTTTCATTAAGTATCGTCGTTTGCACGAAAATGCGTTGTTACGAAAAATTCAATACGTCCATGAGCTCCAACATATTCTTTGGGTGCTGGGCTTGGATACAGAACTAAAATTATAAACGAGACATGAAATTTGGTATTCTTGATTTTATGATGGCATCGCTTCAGGTAGCCTTCATCGTAATGAAACTCTGCGGAGCAATCAGTTGGTCGTGGTGGTTAGTTATGCTACCCATTCTCTTGGTTGTAGTGTTTAACGTTCTCGTACTTCTTTTCGTTTGTATAAAGTTGTATAAGTCGCATCTACTCTTCAAGCAGTATGGCACCGACAATAAGTTGGCTATTCGCTTGAAAAAGATGCAGCAGGAAAGGGAGAAGTTGGAGCGAGAAATGTCACAGTTTACCACAACGAAACAATGACCCACCTCTACATTTCCGTGCATCCCGTTAGTCATCGACTCGAATGGCGAGGATGGGGGGGTAGTTTCTCGCCCGCCCTTCGAGCCACCGACTACAAATGCCCACATTGCATAATGATTGAATATGACTAAGAAGCATCCATTCGACGATTTTCATCAGCGCATCCATTGGAGCGGAACCTGTATCGGAACCATAACTCAACAATGGGGTAATCCTGCACCTCGTCACGGATGGAGATTAATTATTGAATATGACTGACCCTCACTACAAGCGCGGCACTATCAGCAAGGATGGCAAGCTGTATGGTCGCTATCCCGACGGCTCGCTCTACCGCATCTACTCTACCACCGACCGACCGTTCCTTCAGTTGGTGGACCGAGAGGGCGAGACGTTCCTTCGCATACGCCAAGCCACCGAGCTGGGCTATACCGACTGTCCCTGCCCAGGATCTGCCGACCTAAGTTATCCGTCCTCGGCTCTGAGGCGCAGTCGCACAGTCGGGGGGGTAAGCTCGTAAACACACTGACCGCTGTAAGTGGCGGAATCTGCGTGTTTGTTGAATTATAAATTAAAGGAGAAATGAATTATGAGTTACAATACAACGAAGATAACCGTATTTAACGACGAAAAGGAAAAGGATGAAGACGTAAAACTCTTCTACTCTACCATTACCGGCAATGTAGGCATCACCTGTGGAGAGCAAGATGTATTTCTTACCCAAGACCAATTCAAGGCTTTGGCTTATCTTATGAGGAGATGTTTCTATACAAGAGACATGTTGGATAAAATGCAGGTAGCCATCGATCGTGGCAAGTGTCTTTATAACGTCTTTTCTTCTCACTACGAAAATACTTGGGAATTGGAGGTTGAGAAGGATTGATATGACTAATATTGACTTTTATCAATATCCTCGTGGCAATAACGATGGAGGTAAATTAGGCACAGACATTTGCCCGACCGTAACAATCAATTCGTGGCCGCAAAATGTATTTCTGATTGAAGAATATGAATGAAATAAAGATAGACTTCCACGTCCCTTCCGTAGCAGGAATCTACTGGAATGCGTCGCCCGATTTCCAAAGGCCGCCGTTTGGAGGATTAAGCCGATGTGTCAGGACTGATAATCATGCTCCAGGAATTTTAATAGAATATGACTAACATACAACCCTTAAATGTCTGTGTGGGAGGAATAGCAGTAACACTGAAGACCCGATACGAGCGACTTTGCATTGAGCATCTGATGTCACTCGCCCACTTTCCGAGGACAGGCGTAATGATTGAATACAAATAACAGCAACAATATGATCACAAAACTCAATTTCACCGACCGCACCATCAAGAGCTATGCTATCCGCAAGCTCACACCCAAGGAGTGTTTTCGTCTGATGGGCGTTCGCGACAATGTAATCGGCACTATGCAGAGCAGTAATGCTCAAGCAGCCTAACAACTGCCCGACTGGAAGGGCAAGGGTAAACCCGAAGACATGGCTATATCTGCCTCACAGCAGTACAAGCAAGCCGGAAACAGCATCGTGGTGGACGTGTTGGCTCACATCTACGAGCAACTTTTCTACCCCGCACCACCCAAGCCACGCCCAGGCGAGCAACTCACTCTCTTCGACGACCCCGACGACTCCCTGCCCTCCCTTCCTACCACCGCAACCGACAAGAACGAGGAGAAGATATTCCTCACCACGTTCTCCGGCTACGACTCGCAGCTCATGGCAGCCGACGTGCTACGGGAGTGGCATCCCGACTTCCGATGGAAGTGCGTAGGATGGAGCGACATCGACAAATACGCCTGTCAGATGCACGACCTCGTCTTTCCTCAGTTTGCCGACTGCGCCTTGGGCGACATCACCAAGATTGACTGGCACGAAGTAAAACGCTCACTCGAAGGTCGCGAAGTGGACCTCTTCACCTATTCTTCGCCCTGTCAGGACATCAGTCAGGCTGGCAAGCAGATGGGCTTGCAGGAGGGCTGCGGCACCCGAAGCGCACTGCTTTGGCGAGTGGCGGATGCCGTAGAGGTGCTTCGCCCGAAGTATCTCTTGCAGGAGAACGTGGCGGCACTGGTAAGCCAGAAATTCATACCCGACTTTCAGAAGTGGCTCGACAAACTCTCGTCGCTCGGCTATGTGAGCCGTTGGGCGCGACTCAACGCAAAGAACTATGGTGTGCCACAAAACCGCGATCGTGTGTTCTGCATTTCCATGCGCAAAGACGTAGCCTTCGACTATCAGTTCCCCGAACCCTTCGAGCTGAAAACTCGCCTGGAAGACGTGCTCGAAGAGGAAGTGGCCGACCGCTATTTCCTAAAAGACGATGCCGTGAGCAAGTTCCTCAAGGCAAACGATTCGGACAATGCCCTATTCCTTCAGTTTGATTTGCCACCAACACACGAGGCTGCAATGTTCTTGAAAACATGGCTTACGTTGTGGATGCAAGCAACTGATGGTTGGAAAATGAAACCTATAAGTCTTCATCTCGCCCTTTATTCGGCAAAGCAGAAAATGGAGCTGTCTTATTCCGTGTTCACGGATAAGGGAGTGGTTGCATTATGCGATGAGTTTCAACGGCTGTTCAAGGAGAATATGGAGAGAAAACATCATGCGAATTGACAATCCACCAGAGAGGGTAGTCCGCATTATTGCCGACCTAATCGGGGGTGGCAGACTGTTGACACATCAATCCTCAATGTTCAGTGCCGAGCGGTTCGGCGGCGTGTATCATAACATAGCCATCACAATTATGGCAAGGACAGATTGCAGTGACGTTTTCTTTATAGCAGTAGAATTATGAATCAATATCCAAACATCAATTCGGGGAGGCAAATCGGATGTATCTGCGAAGGTCGCTTGATTCCGTCAACACCAGGATGGCACGATATATGCCTTCGCATCTATTCGCCTCGTGGTTGTAGTCCTTGTATTCCGTCAAGGGCTGAAGACGCAACGATTTGCCAAAAAATAGTAATAGAACTATGAACAATCCTCATCCCATCGTCCTCGGCTCCTACAGTCCCTCGCAGAACGGCATCATTGTGTCACCACACGGCATAGCCCTGTGTATTGCTGGGGGAGGTAAGGGGCACGACGTGGATAAACCGAAAATATTGATAGAGTATGATTGACCGTTCCGTCCTCGTCCACTACCGCACCGAGGAAGCAAAAGCCTTCCGCCGTGAGCATGGCGACCGGGGAGGGTGTAAATACGGCGATAAGTATCACCGTCCCAGTCCGTGGCCGTGGTGCAATTCGATAACAACAGTAACAAAAGACAACCTATTATGCGTAACATTTATCTGATACACGAAGCCCGAACCGAACACGCGAAAGCCGTGCGTCGCTTAATAGGCACTAACGACTTTCGTGATAAGGAATGGCATCTGCGTCAAGGATGTCTGATGCAATGTATAGGTACGTTTCTCACTACAGACAATCTGATTGCAATATGCTACGAATAAGAATAGCAGCCTTCCGAGGTCGTCCGTTGAATGGCTATGGTTACTCCAACATTCAGCGAATGGAGATAAACGGGGAAGGTACAACCAACACCCTCACCTCAGTAGGCAAAGATAATATGGTATTGATAACGTATGATTAACCAAATTCCTTTTGTGCAACGCACATCGCAGCTCTGCCCACGTCGGGGGTACTCCACCGCACTGTCCGCACGCTACGACGGATGGGCAGGACTCTACGACGAGCACGGACAGCACACCATTGTATTGATAGAATATGACTGATAAGTATTACATCGGATGGGTACGTAGCGGCAAGGACGGTAAGGGTCTTGTAAAGTACCGACCGCGCAAGCGAATAGCCAATGCCGTGACTGCATCGCCACCAGGCGGCTTTGCCGACCCTCGCGACGGGCTGGGCAACACTACACCGCATATAGTATATAAATTTGATTAAAAACAACAAGATATGACACTAAGAATTGTTCCAATGGAAGCCTACGACGGTTGCATACCTGTGACCGTCTGGATGGTTCAGAAAAGAGTCGGAGGCTGCATCTTCGGCAAATGGGTAAACATCAAAGGATTTACCGACAAGCGAAGGGCTGCGGCATTAATGAGCATGTTGTATAATTAAACAGAACCCCATAAAACATAGAGACTATGGAAAAAGAAACAAACAAACGCATGGAGGCACTTGCCTGCATTATTGCCGACCTGAAGGCAGAGAACATGATGATGACAGAGCGCGTGCATCAGCTCATGGACGACTACAACGAAGTTGTTCGCCAGTTTGACGGACGGGAGAAGCGCAAGGACGAAGATCCGACAAAGCAGACGCTTGGCGAAATGATGCAGATGCGCGACCATTGCGACAAACTGGAAAAAGATAACAAGACTCTTACGAACGAGTATAAAAACTTGGAGCTGATGTATGATGAACTGAACGGAAAATCCAATGCGCTCGAAAGCACCTATAAGGTTTTGCGAAAGCAAAGAGACGAGCAAGAGGAGCTTATAAACCGCTTTAATCAAGCCGAGTTCGTTGAAATGGGACAGGAATGTCCGTACAAATATAAAATTTGCCAAAAGACCAAGCGAGAGGTTGGTGATGGCGAGTGTTGCGCCTGTCATCATTTGATGAAAGCGGATGTGTTCGGCAAGAAATGCGTGTTATGTGCTTATCTCTACGACAACAAAAAGGAATATGACGCACACGAAAAGATGGCAAGTGCTGAATAGCTCCACACGCACCCTCGTAGTCGGTATGATGCAGGCACCACCCTACGACCGAATGTTTGAGCAGAGCCGCCGAGTGTATCTCGCTAAAGGAATATCGCCCACGCTGCATACACAAGGAGGGGGAAATACAGAGATAAAGGTGTTGGTGGAGCTGTAAAGCATGTCCACACCACCAAAACAATTCTTAGTAGATTTGCACAAGCACACGAAGAACTAAAATAGATACTTCCATTTAGTTCGGGTATATGTAATGTTTAATTTAACACTTCATTTTTTATGGCAATGTCATTGGAATTGAGTAAGACGAAAGCCTATTATCCTTCTACCAAGAAGCAGGGCTATCGCGCCACCGTCAAGTCCAACGGAAAAGCAGACATGGACTCTTCTTAGGGTGGAGGTCAGAAGCTGCCTTCGGAGTTTGAGGCATAACATCGGCGAGTGTATTACCATTCCAGTTCTTTCCAATTCTTATAAAATTGGAAAGAATGGAGTTTTCCGAGAAAAGGTCTTTCACATCGGATTGAATGGTTTTTTCTTTTGTCATCAAATGAAATAAACCAAAATCCGTAAAATCTGATGACAAAAAAGAAACTTATCCCGAAGGCCAAGGGACCGTACTCAGTGTGTCGCATGTAACCACTCCGTAAAACGTAATTAACGGGCTCTGATGCAGACGAGCGAGACGAAGGAAAACGCTATAACCACTGCATATCTTATATTAATTAACGGATTTATAGACAAAGAAACAATTATGAGAAAATTATTTTCAATTCTTTTTGCGCTTGTCGCAGTAGTGATGTTATCCTCGTGTCGTTTTGTGTCGCCCGATGCCGACGAGGAAACCGTGTTGGTAAAGAAACCATGGATATTCGGACATGGTGGTGTTGACGACACTCCAGTTCAGAGTGGTCTGACATGGTGTGCACTGAGTACTCGTGCCGAGACATTCAAGATTGTTCCAGTACGCCACGAGGTGCTTCTTGACGACATCTTCTCCGACGACAACACTCCGCTCGATTTCCATTCTGTCATAGTCACGCAGGTGGAGCAGGGTCGTTCTCCCATACTGTTGCAGAACTATGGACGTGATTGGTTTAATACTAATCTATACAACTATTTCTGCAATCTTGTCAGAGACCATATCTCACAGTATAGTCCATTCGATTTGATGTCTAACCGTCAGGTATTGAGCACTATCGACAAGAAGATTCTGAAGCAGATGCAGGATTACGTTGCAGCCCTCTCCAAGCACAAGCCGATGCCCGTTATCATTAAGGATGTTATCATCGGTAAGGCAACACCCAACAAGGAACAGCTTGCCGAAATGAACCGCACGGCTAAAATGGTACAGGCCAAGCAGACGCAGGAACGTGAATACGAGGTTTAGGTGGCTCGCGAGAAGGCTGAGCGTCAAAAGGCTGTGGCAGATAAGGCGTATATGAGCGAGATGAATCTTAACCCACAGCAGTTTATTCAGCTTAAATGGGTGGAGACGGTGGCTCAGAAGCAGGGCGCAAACATAGATGTGCTCGTAGGTCCAGCTGAGCACATGTGGAACATCAAACGATAAACAATTAAAACAACAACGATTATGGTATCAATTATTTCAGCGTTAATAATCCTCTTGGTTATCTTCGTGCTTTCCTTAATCTCCTCTTGGCTCGACAAGTTCGGACAGAAGCACAAGGAGAAGTTAATAGAGAAAGCTATCGACAAGGTTTCCTCGCTTCTTAACTCCAAAATTGCATCGGTGATGGATCAGTACAAGACTGGTCCGTGGTATCTTATGGTATATACCAAAGAAGCCAACCACCCGATATTGATTTCCAACAACAATATCCGCAGTGTACACCCAGACGCTCTGCATCGTAAGATTATCATCAAGCAGTTCAATGGCGAAGATATGGTGATTGAGAACGTGGAGAACTATGAGTTGTGCTCGGCAAACGAAATGTGTGACTACGACATGTAGGCGGACACGACTAACATCATACATTGACTGGATGTTTCATTCTTAATTTTAACTTAGGCATGGTCCTGTTGTCCGTGAGGAAAGCAGGGCTTTTTGTTTATCCCCTCCTCTAACCATGTCCGCTCCTTCTCCCCGTCTTTCCTTATATTTGCGCTATAACATTTAATAACACACACATTCATCACAATGACAACAGTTAGCAATATCAGCGAGCTCCAACAGCGTAGTGAGGAGCTCCAGTCGCAAGGCTACGAGGCCGTTCTGCCTGGCGCGTTCTGTGCGCCCAAGCAGGGAGGCAACGTGTTTTCGTGGGGCGAGTACGTTCACCAGAAACTCACGGCTTCGGCCACCATGACCGGAGCGGAAGGCAATGCGGCAAGACGGGAGATCTCCGCCGTGTTCGGTTCGTCGGGCGGCGAGAACAAAGCCAAGCCCGAAGGTGTGGGTACGCCTGGACTGGGATTTATGGAGTGGGGCGTGGGCAACCGACTGCCCAACCTCGTGTATCTGCTTTCCAAAATGTCACCCTTTCCGGCAGCGGGAGTGGATTTCGTGAAGAAGATTCTCGTTGGTCGCGGACCATGTGCCAAGTATCACTATACGCAGTACGTTGGTGGCAACATCACCGAGAAGTCTATCTCCTTCCCCTCGGCTGGCACCCTGCTCCGCGGACAGATAGCCGACCTCAAGGCTAAGGAAGACCAACTCTCACAATCGGATAACCAACTCTTACAATCGGATAACCAATTCTTAAAATCGGAGACCAATTCTGAGAGTGAAGACAGCGAAGAGATGAAGTCGCTCAAGGCAGCACTGGCAGAATGGGAACGCACCAATGAGGAGCTGCAAGAGTTTATCGAGAACAACGACCTCATGCGCACCTATCTTGAGATGGCAGGTGATATGTCGCTCATGTCGCAATGCTTCTGCGAGCTACAGCTCAACCAACGTCAGTTGGACGAGAACGGCCGACCCGTGCCCACATCACAGTGGAACCCGAAGATTGTCGGCATAAAACCTCGCTCGGTGTTCACCACCCGACTGGAGCGCATGGACAGTCAGTATCGCATCAACTATGCCTACCTCTCTAACCAGTGGCTCGACTCCACCCAGACGCTCACCGAAGCCGACCGTCGCATTGCTGCCGTGCCTTATCTCGCAGCCGACACAGCCGTCTCAGACCTCAAACGCCATGTGCGCGAGGCACGTCAGCAACGTGTGAGCCGCAAGAACCGCCCCACACGCTTCATCATGTCGCCGCGCGACTTCGGTGGTCCCTACTATGCCGATGCCCTTTGGCACAGCATCTTTGCCGGAAGCATCTTTGAGTATGCCTTCACCATTGTTGACGACCGTCTCACTCGTAAGCGCAACAGCAATATTATCGGTCGCGTGATTTACATCCATCAAGAATACCTCAAGCAGCTCTACACCCAACAGGGCGAGAACAAGAGCAAGACGATGGCACAGATACAGCAGGAGGTGTTCTCAGACATCAATCGCTGGCTGTCTAATCCCGACAACGCAGGTCAGGCTCTTATCTCTGCCGTGTTCACTGGCTTGGACGGCAAGGAGCACAAGGCTTGGGAGATTGTGGAGATTGAGAGCAAAGCCAACTCGCAAGCGCAAGCCGAAAAAACCGAACTTCAGGAAATATCATCCATCATCTTCTTTGCCATGGGTTTGGACTCGAAGCTCATCGGCAACACCCCAGGCGACGCTACATCATCGGGTGGCACCGACCTCCGCGAGCGTTTCCTCGTAAAGCAAATCCAGTTTGCCCCATTGCAGCAGCTCATGCTCCGTCCGTTGGAGGTGATAAGCAAATTCAATGATTGGGACCCGCACCTGGTGTGGCAGATTGACCGCGAAGTGCTCACCACACTGGATAACTCGAAAACGGGGGTGACGATGCAGGAATAGTAACGAACAAATGATATAGAGAATGATAGAACTGAATAAGATATATAATGAAGACTGCCTGGAAGGAATGAAAAGGATTCCGGACGGGAGCGTGGATTGCATCGTGTGCGATTTGCCGTATGAAGTTCTGAACAAACAGAGTGAAGGAGGTGGATGGGATAACGCCATTCCTTTCGAGCCTATGTGGAACGAATATTTGCGCATCACAAAACCTAATGCAGCTATCATCCTTTTTGGCCAAGGTATGTTTACTGCAAAACTTATGATGAGCAATGAAAAGATGTGGAGATATAATATCTTTTGGGATAAGTGCCGCACAACTGGTTTTCTGAATGCCAAAAAGATTCCTCTGAAACGGACGGAAACAATCTCTGTTTTCTATGATAAACAGCCTACCTATCATCCGCAAATGCGTAAATGCCTGCCACATGAACGCAACCATAGTAGAGGTAAGCAGATAAACGACCAAACAAACCGATGCTACGGAAACTTTGGGAAAGCGGACGATATTATTACCGATGAGAAATACCCGACTGATATAGTTGTATTCCAGCGAAACGTCCATGACTCTTTCCACCCTACCCAAAAGCCAGTCGATCTTATTCAGTACCTCATTCGTACCTATTCCAACGAGGGCGACACCATATTAGACAACTGTATGGGCAGCGGCACCACCGCCATTGCAGCCATCCGCGAGAAGCGCAACTTCATCGGCTTTGAGCTCAACAAGGAGTATTACGACAAGGCTTGCAAGCGCATCAAGTTGGAGCAAGCGCAACTCACGCTGTTTTAATGAACGCTCTGATGCTAAATATAATAAAAAGATTTATAGAACAATTAGCAATATGGAAAATGTAGAAAAAATAAAGGAAGCAACGATGCAAGGCCTACTGAAGATGTACGGTCTTTTGATGGACGAATGCGCGGCTCAAGAAAAGCGAATATTTGACTTGGAAGATAAAGTTGCTGCACTCTCGTCTCAATTGAAGAAAAAGAAGAGATATTTGAAGTTAGAATGTCCGCGTCTCGAACCGGCCATAAGCACTTTCAAGGAGTTTGATTTTCCTCATGGTAGAATACTAAAGCTCAAGAACGTCTCCCCCGACTCTCGCGCCGACTACGCTATTGTGGCAGTAAAGCGTTTCTATTCAACCGACAATAAACTTGAATGTTACGCATTTTACGTTCACGAAAAGTTGGGTCTGAACAAATTGTATATTGCTGATAAGCAAGCGAAAAACATTTATAGCAAACCTTCCAGAGGTTTTGAAAACTACATTTTCTCCCATGTAGGATTAGACCTGAATCAAGGTTGGAAAATTGCAAGTGGTTTAATGGCTTTTGATGAAGTTGAGAAACTTTTTCAGTTGGCAGAGTCTATCGGCTACTGGACACCCTACACGATTACATCCAGTAAACCTTCTCGTGGATGCTCTCGCGTACCTGTACACGGAGCCCATGTTAATAGTTCATTTGAAAGGATAAAAAGAAAATCATAGATACTGTAGGCATAAGAAATGAGTTGCAAATCGGTCTACCGATAACTCAAAATTCAAAATTCAAAATTCGTAGTTATGATTATTTCAACCATCAAGGAGCTACGGCTCCACATTCCCAGCAACGCCATCGACGAGATAAATTCTCTTCAAGGCATACTCGACAACAGCGAGAAAGATTTTCTGCGCGACAAGTTGGGCGACTCGCTTTACAACCGATTGTGCGAGTATTATCAGACCGTTTCGCCCGACGACTTCTATATGGCAGTCAGCAACGGCGAGCACACTCAGCAGCCCTGGATGCAGATCCTGCTTATGGCACAGCGTATGGTAACATACGATGCCATGTCGCGCTTCGCCTACACACAGGCTCTCTCTATCAACGGCACTGGCATCAACGTAGCTTCAAGTGACGACTACGGCACGGCATCCAAAGACCTGCTTGACAAGGGTGTGCAGGGCTATAAGCGCGAGGCAATGGTTTCGCTCAATCAGATGCTCGTAATGCTTGAAGGTTGGGCACGCAAAATGGCTACACCCGCAGCCATTGCCGAAGCTGACTCCACCGACCAACCGACCAGCGAGCCAAAGGACGAGCAGCATAAGGCCATTGAGGAGATAAGTCTATTGTGGCAGGAGAGCCAGTACTACTACGCCCACCACGACCTCCTCATTGCCACATGTGCCGACCTTCAGCAATACCTCGACATCTACGAGAATCGTGAGAAGTTCATCCGTCTTCTGCCCGACCTTCACTTTATCCAAGACGAATACATCAGTGAGGCTATTGGCGAAGACATGGTGCAACGTCTGCTCCACACCGACAATCCCAACGACAAACCCTTTCTTCGCAAGGTACGTCGCCTGATGGTGGCCCACCTCGAAGAGCGCACAACAATTCTCACTATTGACAAGGCACGCCGAGCCGCTGCTCACAACGAAGCCATTGCCTTACGCTCCTCGGTGCTCCGGCTCATGGAAATGCGCAAGGCAGCGTCCGCTGCCAACACTACCCCCGACAATCCCTCAACCAACACCACCGACTCAACAAGCAAAGGCTACGAGAACAACCAGCCAGACAGCAAGATATTCGTGTCGCCACTGCTGTATTAGTATGTCCAAGGCTTATAAAGGCCCAGTAAGGCTCAGTAAGGCCCATTATAAAAAGCAACATTATGGAAGAAATAATTCGCATTCTAACCCCTGCCCTTACCGCCCGTATGCTCACCTCCGATCAGCGTGAAGCCTTCGAGCGTGGTCTTACTCTTCTTGAGCAGAACCCACGGGCAATGTCGTTCGTAAAGGAGAGCCGACGTTTCCGCGACTATCATCGTCGTGTGCGCCAGCTCCTCACCTATCTGCAAACCATGCAGACCTCTTGCACAGAGATAAAGCGTCACGTCGGTCGCCCCACCAAGGAGGAACAGGCTCTCTATGCCGAGCAGCAGAAGGAGAAGGCTCTTGAGGAAGCGCGTCGCTCGCTCTTCCCCGACCTGCAGCCCGACCTCACCTTGCAGCCTCTCACCTACGGCGGCATCGTGGCCAACCCCAACGGCGAGACCATAGCGTCCACCATGCCCAACCTCATGCAGCTCCGACCCTTCCTCTCTGTCCGACTGCAAGAGCAAGTCAACACCGTGCGCTCCTTGCGCAACGAGATGGCAGCAAAGTCTGAGCAAGCCAAGACTATGGTCGAAGCCAATGAGAAGGCAGGCAGACCTATCTACACCGAAGAAGAGATTGCCCATCTCGCCACCCGTGCCGTAAAGATAGAAAGCGACATCCTCCCTCGTATCTACATCAACGTAGACCGCGAGATTGGCGAGGCATACCTTCGCCTATCCCCACGTACCGGCGACCCCGAATACATCGCCCGAATAGAGAAGGCGTGCAACGTCCCACCGCAGAATTTACGCGCCCAGTTCCGTCCTTTTTATGAAAAAGCACTTGTCCGTGACCCTCTCTTCGCCCAGTCGGTAGCCGACAAGATAGCCAACGACCGCCCCGAGGTTAAAGCCGCTCGCGACGCAGCAGCCAAGCACAAAGCCGAAGCCGACGCTCTCATCAAGTACATTTTGCGAAAGGACAAGCCATCGACCAAAGCCCGTGCAAAAGGCCTTGCCGACCGCATCGCCCAACTCCGCAAAGACTACGCCGACATTGTGACTGAAGACGAACTGAAAGGCTACGAGGCTATTCTTGAGAAAGTAAAAGAAGAAATGAAATGACACCATTCGAGATATTAAAGACTATTTGCACCCATGCCTGCCACGACCGCCACGCTTGCGCCGAGGGCTATCGTGCCATGCTTGCCACCGAAAATATCAGTCAGCTTATGGCTGTGTGGCGATCCAACTGGGAAGACATAGTAGAGAGCAAGTATGCCGACATCATTAACGACCGTCTGCCTGCCCTCTACCCCACCCTAAGAGCAGAAATGAATGCAGCTGGCATCTACGTCAACGAATGTCCGAAGACAGCACCAGAGTTTGTGTTTGTCCTCGTTACTGACTATGACACTATCGTTGACATCAACGACTATGCCCGCTGCTACATCTTGGGCAAAGCCTACGTCCGTGCATGGGATCACAGTCAGTTGTATAGCGACCGTTGCTACCAAGCCCTAATCGAAATCCACGACCATGCCTATGGCCATGTGAGCAAAGGTTGGGTTGCAGCCTACACAGCTGCCCGACTATGGACCACCGCCGATGCCGTGCTCAATGGCAGCGTGACGTGCGAGGCACACGGAGGCACAGTTAGAGCTCGCTCCTACCGCAAGCTCGAAGCCTACGGTGACACAAAGGTATATGCCGCATCAGAACGAAACATCACACTCTACGGCAACGCCAAAATAATAGTATAACACTTAAAGCCCAGCAAGGCTCAGTAAGGCTTATTAAAAAAATCAACATGAACAGCAAACTAACCATTCTTGCCGACGGCAAGCCCCTCGCCCTGAAGGAAGACGCATCCATCAGCATCGAGTTGAGCAATCCCTTGTTCAACGACGTTGATATGTTCTCCTATCCCGTAGAGCTGCCCTTGGAAGGCAACCGTCATTTCTTGAAGAACGTGGATGATGTCAGCTCCGACATTCGCCCCGTCAGCTACGAGCACACACCTATGCAGATCGTCGCCGACGGCGTACCCTTCGCCTCCGGCACAGCCATCATCCAGGAAGATGAACGCTTAGAAGACTCCCTCTCACTCAACATCGACGCATCCACACAGTCATTCTCCGACCTCATTAGCGACCTCAAGTGCAACGAGGTGCCTATACCTTCTAAATATAAGGACCAGCTCTTGATAGGCGAGAAGATTGATGAAGTGAATGTTAGCGTGTCGTATAACACTGAGGTGGTTATTAAATACGAAGGTAAGAAAGGTAACAAGAAGTATGGTTCGGTGGGCAAATCTGACACTCACGCGACCTTCTCTCCCCAGGCCCTCGGTTTCTCTTATCCTGCTCAGTGCAAGGAGGCAGGCGACAAGCACGCGGCTGTATTGAAGAAGATATACACCTATCCGAACAGTAACGAAGTGAATGTGCCCGACGTTCTTACGTCATACATCAACGTAAGCGACCCCTACCCCATCAAGCCGTTCTGCAATGCCCGTGTGTGCTACAAGCATTACGATCTTGCCGAAGACGGCTCAACGTCAGACAAGGTTGTAGAGTCTATCGACACCCGTAAAGGAGAGGATGATAAAAATACGAGCGAAAAGGAAATGTACGAAGACCGTGGTCCTATCTGGGTATTGGATGCCGACCGTCCGCAGTCGGGCATCTGCTTCTACGTGTTGTTCTTTCTCGACTGCCTCTTCGAGCATCTTGGCGTACAGTTCGACAATTCGGCTCTTACAGCCATCGGCGACCTAAACCGTCTCTGCTTCTTCACCACAAAATGCTCCTACGACATCGAGCCGTTGTATTATGGCGAGAAGTACAAGGAGGAAGACGAAGCCGTGAAAGCCGGATTGAAAACCACGGACGATATTAAGGTCGGCTTTTTCCAGAAGCAAGCTAACAGCGAAAAGGAGGTAAAAAATCTTTTTGAAGATGTAAATATATGGCTCAGTTCGCGCGGTTGTGGCGGTCAGCTCAAACTCGAAAATCCCAAAGACAAGAGCGTGCAGGAGGTCAGATACCGTGAGGTTACGTATAAGTTGGTAGAGAAGAAGTACGAAGGTGGCTTCTACAACCAAGGTGTTTTCAAGGCCACCGAAGTGGTAGCTGTGGAAGGCGACTGGGTAACTGAACGTGTAGGCGAGAACAAAATTGCAAGCATCACTTGCAAGAGTACCATCGATTCGGCGCAGATGAGTGCAAGTATCTTCCGTATGTATGCCAACGGCAAAAACTTCCCTGCCGAGTCGGTATCAGATGTTATCGACTCGCTTGAACAGCAGTTCGGCATAAAGTTTCATTATGACTACGAACAGAAAAAGGTTACGGCTTATCTCATTCGTGACGTGTTCCGCAAGCAGAATCCCGACCCTCGCCCCCTCCATGCCGAAGTGCTCTCTATGGTACCCATGACGGAGAAGATAACCGGTGTGCGTGCCGGATATGCAGCCGAAAGCGAAGCCAAAGAGCAAAAGGACAACGTGAAGAACAAAGTGAAGGACTACAACACCGATTACGACTACATCGAATACCCCAAGAACCGCACCGTGACAAGTCTTACATATAAGGATATTATTCATCGTGTGCAAAATGGCGAAATGAGCGTGTTCATAGACCTTCAGACGGGCAATAAGTATCGTGTGAAGATTGACAAGGATTTTACCAATGCTGGCGATATGAAGCCGCGACTGTTTGAGGTGGGAGCCATGAAGGGAGTGGAAACAGGCGATTGTTCTACGCTCAACGAAGACTACATCATAGAGTTCAAGTCATCGTTTGTTCCTGTCGGAATGGTGGATGCCAACTACCGTAAAGCTCTATCATCAACATCGGGCAGCACGTGCGTTAGCGATGACCCAAAGCAGCCAACCGAAGTAGGTAAGGAACATAAAGGTAAAGAGGTTGGAGGATTGAACGAGTCTTACGCCAAGACCCAGATGGCAGCTCTCATCGACGAGGATATGGAGCATGAGTTTGTGAAGCAATACATCAAGAACCCCATGTCGTCAATGGTTGCCGACTTCTACGTTACCGAAGAACTCTCGCTGCGTGAGAGCTATGATCCGTCGTCTACCGATGACGGCAACTCGCCCCTTCAGTCATACGACTGGGGCTTGTCTGTGGCTATCATGCGAGGTGGCGGCATCGATGCGACACACGAAGCCTACGGCTATAACTATGACGGATTCGGCAACTCGAAGTGGCGCACAAAGGCTGGCGACTATGCCCTTACTACCGACTCCATCGACCCATACGGCAACGAGTACGACTACAACGGCGTTGAGTCGGGCATCGGCAACGAGGAACGCTTCTCCTTGAAGCCACGTGCTTGGGTGCAGCCCGAATGGGCAGACGCTCCACTCGTAGTAAACACTCCATCGGTAAAGAACCGAGGCTACGTAGACGTGTTCCTCGTCGATTACATCTACTTCCTCCTTCACCGTAAGAAGTATTACGTCAAGTGCCTCGCCTCCGTAGCGCAGATAGCCGACATTCAGAACCACTGGAAAGAGTGGTGGACCATTGACGGCAAGAAATGCCTAATCAACAAGGTAAATGCCGACGTGACGGCGAAGGAAGGAATGGGAGAAGTAGAAATGGAAATCTACAGCATTTAACTAATAAATAATAATTACCAATTAATAATTAAAGCAATGGCAAGTTATTTAAAATTACTATCCGGTTCGGTGTTTAATGGTAATCCTATCTCTTTTATTGTTAAACCTATTAATTTAAAAAAAACGCCCTCTTTCCATCGTATGATATTCGAGATAAAATGCGGTATAAGCGAAGGAAACTATGAAACCATAAAGATGTCGGAACCTATAGTCAGCGAAAAAGTTAGAAATGTTGTGGTTGATATTTCCTCTGCTCTACGTTCTTTTCGCGATTCGTATATTTACAAGTCCGAACCTGGTGTAATGCCCGTAGTGAAGTTCAACGTGTCGGCATACGACGAGTATATGCTTGATGGTGAAGTATATAAGACATCACCGGTGTCTTACTTGTCCGGAGACGATGTAAAGCAGACTCTATTCGGAGGCTTCTCCGATTACGACCGACTCACGGCCACAAACGACACAATGCCCGTTAGCCGCATGACACGCAAGCCCACGACCATACCGCAGTTGGCATGTGTAGGCGAAACTATCATCTACGTAGCTCCCTACTCGCCTGCCATCGACTTCACCACAGCCACATGGGATGCGCCCGAAGCCAAGGCTTTCACGATAACCAACGAAGGACGACAAACCATTGGCGACATCAGCGTTTATGCCATGCCGCAGGCAGAAGCTGTCCGTCGCACGGAGTTCCGCTTCATCAATTCGTTCGGTGTATTGGAGAGCGTCAGTGTACCGAGAGTATATAGCAAGAAGCTCAGTATTACAACCAACAACTACACCCTGACACAAAAAGAATCCCTGCGCTCGATCTCACGTGCAACAACCCGCAAGCAGAATAATCAGGAGGAATGGAACTTTCAGACTGACCCTCTCGATGAAGCATGGCTCGCATGGTATCTGCATGAGTTCCTGATGACAGAACACGCATGGATAAACATCAACGGCAAGTTTCTGCCTTGCACCATCACAGCCGACGACGAAATCTCTTTTGATGATAAGACAAAAGAAGGTGTACACAGCGTGTCGTTTACGGCGAAACTCGACTTCCGAGGAAGTACCATCATTTGAGTTTTGAATTAGGAACCGGTCGGCTTGCAGTCGGCTTGCGACCTCAAGAGACGCACGTGCCCTTGGGGTCGTTTGCGTATGTCCGTATGAATAGAGCGTTTTATGCTAAATTCGTAACAGAAAAATCAACATAATATATGACACAAGCAACAACCAAAGACTATTGGATTTCGTCTACGGCACTTCATATCGAGCTGAATGCCCTTGGTCATCCCGATTATGTTCAGGCATCGTGCGTCAGCGGTGCCCAGATTCTTGTGTACGTCAAGGACATCATCGGCTATGATGCCGGCCACAATTATCGCCGTTGGCCGTTGCAGGCTTCGCCTACTGTGTTCAACTCGCACACCGAAAAATACGTCTATGCCGCCATACCGCGCAGTTTAAGTTCTGCGGCTTCGGCATGGATTGTGTTTCCGTCTGAGCAGATTGACATCTACGGCAAGAACGCGAACGCCGAACAGATTGGTGATGAGAAGTACTACTACATCTTCCTGCAAGGCAAGATAACGTCGTCAGGCGACAACGGCACCATAGCCCGCGATTGGGACACACGTTGTTTTTGGGGTTATCTGTCTTCCGACGAAGCCATATCCGCCATTGGAACTGAAAGCGAGTGGTACCACTATTCGCAGACCGACAGTATTGTAACGTTTCTCAAAAAACTAACAATGAAACCTGGCACGTGGTTCCGCGAGTTATTTGCAAAGGCTGTAACTATTGTGACCGGCGGCAGCATTGCGTTTGAAGGGAAAGCGGGGGCTATATCTGGAATTACCAACACAAAAACCCCTCTTGATTCGGAGACCGATATTGTCACACCTAAATATCTTGACGATAATGCTTTGTCGAGTGTGCACGACGATGAAGCAAAAGGTGTTATCAGTTTTCTAAGTGGTATAAAATTTATTTCTAATAATAAAATTCACAAGATAACCCCCGACGGCATCGCTACCCTTAAAGAGGTTGTGTCGGCTGCGTTCCGTTCGGGTGCGCTCGGCTCTGGCTTCAAACTTGGCGATTACAACGGAAGTGGTGACAGTTACTTGGAGGTAGACCGCCTGCTTGTGCGCAAGGCAGCGGAGTTCGTAAGGCTCGTAATCCGAGAGCTTCAAAGCGTAGGTGGTGAGATTGTTCTGTCGCCTGCTGCCATGAAGATTAGCAATGTGGTCTATTTTGAGAAGGGCACGGTTCTTCCCGAATACGACGGCTCTCCCCTACGTTACGACGTTTACCGCTGTTACTTTTCACAGAAGAAAGGCGACGAGGAGATTGAGAACCAATTTGTGATGGGCGACCTCGTGCGTTGTCAGACGTTCAACGTCAAGGAGGGCGTGAATGAGAACGTGAAGAACAGATACTACTGGCGCAAGGTGTACAAGGTAGGCAAAGATTTCATCGATGTGCTTGCTGACGATTGTGATACTGATAGCGACATTCCGCAGGCAGGTGACGAGCTTGTACAGATGGGCAACGTCTATGACACAGCTCGCCAGTCGGTCGTTGTTCTATCGGCATACGGAGCGGATGCACCATCATTAAAGATGTACGAAGGCGTAGATAGCTACTCGTTAGAGAATAGAGAGGTCTTTGTCCTGTCGCGTCAGGAGATGTTCGCCATAGCCGATAAGTTTAGGTTCATTACGCGCAAGGCTAATGGCGAGATAAAGAGCACACAGTCGTTTGCGGAGCTTGTGATGTCCGTGGATGGACTCAGAACAACGGTCAACAGAAACAAAGAAGAGCTTGACGGCGAGATAAAAAGCACGCAGTCGCAGATAACACAGACCGCAAATGATATAAGAACAGAGGTTAGGAGAGACTACTCTACCAAAAAGGATGTAAACGACCAAATAGCAGCGGTTAGCTCTTCTATAACACAGACCGCTACACAGATAGCGATGAAGGTAGGCTACACTCTTGCCGAGCGACGTAACCTGCTCGTCGGTTCGTTGTTCCGCAAGCAAGGCGAGGGTTTCTTTCTTCTACGCTCTAAGATATATCGCACATCGGCGCATGAGGGTGCTAACGTGATATTCGCGCCCGATGCCAAGGCAGGCGGTGCGCAATGGGGTGGAGCAGCGAACTCTCACAACATACATGTCGCCAAGGGCAAAACGTACACACTGGCGTTTTGGGCTCGCACGAAGTCAGCCAAAGTGGAAATTGTGGGCGAGACGATATGGCACAGCTCGGCAACCGACACTTCGCGACCAGGTGGATATACCGGTCCTAACGGCAGTGCGAATTTAGGCGTAGTAACGATAACGCCAAGCAACGGATGGTATCTCTACCAAAAAACCTTTACTGTGGCAGCGAACGCTCTTTATGAGTGGATTTCCGTGGCGTGTCTAAAGGCTAATGCATCTACTGCGAGTCAGCAGGTGTACATCGCCCACCCTATACTCATTGAGGGCACAGCGAAGGATTTCGTGTGTTGGAGTGCTTCGCCCAATGATTACGACTACATCGGGGGCAACCTGCTCGACAATACACGCACGTTTAGTAAGAGTGGCAACCTGACACGAATGGATGCGTCAGTGGTCACTAACGAGTCGTACAACAACGGATGCTCGGTAATATATGCAAACGCAGCCTCCAAATACATTGAGATGGCGCAATGGAGTGTTAGTTCTATCATCAAAAACGATGAGGATTATATGTTCTCGTTTATGGCAAAAGGTTCCGGCAGCATCGACGCATACATGTGGAGTGGTTCTAATCTAAGCATATTCGCCGAGGACAGCGAGCGCGATACAACAACAAGCAACGCCGACGGCGGACGCCGCTTCTCTCTCACAAGCGAGTGGAAGCGCTATTGGGTACACTGGCGTTCGGAAGGCACAGGCATACCTAATTATGTCCTCATCCGTTGTTTGCAAGGCGGAAAGGCGTGGGTGACAATGCCGAAGTTGGAGGTGGGTGCAACGCCTACCGATTGGATAGAGGGCAAGAGTGGTTTTATCGAAGACAGTGGCATTGCAGCCAAACTACTGCGCACAGGCTTAGACATCGAAAATGGCAAGATAACGGCAACGGCGGATAGGTTCGAGGTGCGCAACAACAGCGGTGTGGTGACGGCGAGCGTGAACGATAATGGTTTACTGGAGGTTAACGCGGGATTGTTTAGTGGTTTTGTCAGAAAAAAGTTGACGGTCATCACGCCGGAGAACATCGGACAATACACCATACCTTCCGCTCAACTTGGTTACGTAGTTTTCGATTTCGCAGCCGCAGGCTCCTTTGTTAGTTTTGAAGGTGATTTTAGGGCGGTGTATGGTAGCGACTACCCTACAATTATTCTGCCATATACCAATTACAGTAGCAGCACAAGACCAAATTCGGTTCCTTTCGCGCAGGCAGTACCATACTTAGACCAAAAGTTTATTGTAATAAATAAAGCAAACACCTCTGTAGTGATAGTTGGCGGTGGCACAATAAATAGAAGAGGCAGTACTACCATTGGAACCTCCAGCCTTCCGAACGAGGTTGGAACAAATCAGGAGGCGATTGTAACGTGCACCCTCAAAACTACCACTAAAAGCAGTGGCAATAGCTGCACAATAGTATGGGATGGCTATGTTTATGGATAATTTAAAAGAACAAGATATGAAGAAAATAGTTAGAGGCAATGATTTTACGTTGCGCATACCCGTAAAGAAAATAGTCAATGGTGAACAGGTATCGTTCCCGTTGACTGATTGTACCGACATCGCGGTGCATGTCGTTAGTCAGTACAAGCGTACCGCACTCCCCTACACCATCGACAAGGAGTCTAATGATGTGCTTTTGGCTGACGTTGACGGCACAACACTGTCGTTAGACACTTACGCCTTGGAGGTGACGGGCAGATTGAAAGGTGCCAACTGGAGAAGTTTTGAGTATGAGCAGTTCGCCATCGTGGACAATAACGCAAGCAGCGATATTACATTGGGTGACGAAGTGATCAGCGGTGCCCTTGTGATACTGCCTCCAGGGGAATCAAGTTTGAAACCTGACATTCCCCCCAAAGTAAAAAAGCGCAAGCAGATAATGATCGGCAAGGCGATAAGATGTAAGTCGTGTGATGTGCTGGATGCAGAGAACTGGTATGTGTTCCCTCGTAACGGAGCTTTTTTGTTGCTACCTTCTGGAATGGATAAAGATGATATGGTCGTGCATTATCGCCCTAATAAAAAAATGAATATGAAACATTAGACAGTTTTGAACTTTTCCAGCATACTGCTGAAGTGGTTAATTTTGATATTTACGATAGTGGATTTTTTAAATGGAAAGTGGAGAAATACTCGGAAGACCCCACAACAGGGAAGTTTGAGGTATGGCTCGTTTACACGCATTGTCCCAACACCATCAAGGGTATGGGTACGAAATATGAGTTTGTGGCAGGACGCAAAGTGTGGAACCGCACTCTTAATATCGGAGATGTAAACAAACACTCTGTAGAGGAACTGTGTAATACAACACGTTTTAGTGTGTATCACAAAAAATCCTACACGAAAAGTAAAAAATATAGGCTCTCATTTGCATTAAAAAACTCGTGTCTTCGCTGGAAGCGTTTGAGCGGTGGTGATACTGTATCAAGACAAGATAAACCGGGGTTGTATAGAATCTCTTTAAAAGACAGTCATTCCGCACGAAAGGTAAGTTTTGATTTTTATTATAGATGCATAGGTAAGGTTTTATATCCAAGAAAGGCATAGATAGTTAAACTAAAACCCGTTTACAAAACGACTACGTCTTGAAAAGATAATATGAGAAACCATCTATGCATGGCAAAGTTACAAAAAAAAACGGACTCGGCAAACAAATATGTGGAAGATTTATTCCATCTGTTAAGAGTTTTTGTGTTAATCAAGTATTTAATTTTGTAAAGAAGATAAAATTATGGAAGTAAAAGTAAGACGAATAGCTAAGAAGGAGACATATACCATCGGCAAGATGTATATAGATGGCGCATACGTCTGCGACACTCTTGAAGACAAGGACAGAGGACTGACATCTAATATGTCAGTTGCGCAGATATGCGGAGTGAAGATTAAAGGCGAAACCGCTATACCTACGGGCAGATACCTCGTAGACATGAAGACGGTATCGCCACGCTTCGGAGGTCGGGCGCAGTACCAGTTCTGCAAGGGCAGACTACCAAGGTTGTGCAATACGCCCGGCTACCAAGGCGTACTTATTCACTGCGGCAACACGGCGAAGGACACGGAGGGCTGCATCCTTGTCGGCGAGAATAAGGAGAGGGGCAAGGTGCTCAACTCAACGGCGACGTTCCGCAAGCTCTACCCTATCCTGAAGGCTGCTGACAAGAGAGGAGAACAGATTTGGATGACAATAGAATAGAACGAAAACACATGAACATAAGAGTAATACTGATGCTGCTGAACTGCATCATATTGGGAGCTACAACGCTCTTTATTTTTTACAAGGCAGCGCAGCTCGATATGGTAGATGAAGGCTACGACGAGAATAAGCGAAACCGACAAGGCGCAATCGGATGGTTTATTGCGTCTATATTCGTGGGCGTTCTCGCACTGCCAGTGATGGCACTGCGTGAGGTGTATCAATGGAAGCGTTATAAGCTACCGAGTATTGAGTGGGATGATATTTGTCGTTACGGATTTACTATTGTTATCGGCTCTATGCTGCACGTACTCCTGCTTGTGGTGGTTACGCCATCTTCTTGTTGATAGCAAAAGTAAAAGAGCTAAATCAAAAAACCGCTTCCATCCTCGCAGACAGAAGCGGTCCAACTTTTGTTATACTTTACAGAAGTATGGCTATGAGCCATATTCGTGACTGCAAAGGTACAATATTTTTTTGTTTTTACATCGGATTTTGCTGATTTTAGTTCACTAACATAGGACCCGTGTCGCGGCCTGTAAACGATATATTGATATTGCGAGCATAGTCTCCGTTCTTTTCCGTCATTTCGTCAACGTGTAGCTTCACGCGGAACGTCTTTTTCCCATATTCGTCGCTTTTATCAAGAGTCCTTATCTCTGCCCAGGCACCTTTTACGGGCTGTTTGTTGTCCCAAGTGCTTAGTTCGTGCTTCTTGTATTCGGGTTGCCATTGCTCCTTCCATCCCCACACCGAACCGCCGACCTGCTCTATCTCGTAACGACCGTCGTACATGTCGTCAGCAGGGGCATTGTAGACGAGAAAACTGATAGTGTAGTAGTCGGTCTTGTAATTGCCCACCTGCGGGTCGCTTTGAAGTCCGAACGATCCCGTACCGCTATTGTTATGGGAATAAGACAACTGATGCACAGGCTTCACTTTGAGAAGTTTTGAAAAAGCCGACTCCACCGGCACATACTCCGGTTCCTCGTTGTCGTCGCTGCTGCAACTGCTCACACTCACACATGCTGTCGTCATCATCGTCAACAGCAGTATCATTCTAAAGATTTTCTTCATACATTAATATTTTTATACGTTAGTACTTTCGTAGGTTTCTGGTTTTGAAATAATAGATGTAGGGTCGGTCGTAGGCTATTCTTCGGGCAGCAGCACTACACCAACACGGACCTTTGCGCCACAATGAGGGCAGAAGGCAGTGGTGTCTACTATCGGCGGCGGTGAGGTGGAGACTTAAAGGTCGCTAAGCGCAAAAAATGCTTTGCCCCTCCTCAGCTCGTAGGGCTGTCCTACGTCTGACCCCTTCATTATCTCCCCGGCATGGCTCTGAATGAGAGGAGCGTGTCGGGAGTTTTTGTGTGGGGTGGCTGAAAGTAAAAAAGCACTGCTCGCAGTTCGTTTTCTACACCATCGCTAAAATGAGTAGCAAAATACGTAACGTTCTCTTTGTAATCATACTTCTTCCCTCTCCTTTTTCATGAACTCTTTAAACTTACAAAACAGGGCAAACTCGTCTTTCGTAACGTTTTCGGCGTTTTGCTTTTGCGTGGGAAACAAATTCGCTTTTCTGCGTTCCTCGTAATGAACGTATCCGTCTGGAACGGGAAACAAGTCTGCTATTTCCACATCCAATGCTTTTGCTATTGCTGCAAGTGAGTTGATGGTCATGTTTGACAACTTGAGTTGGTTGATAATGGTCGTTTTCGCCCTACCCATGCGTGTGGCAAGTTCGTCAATCGTAATACCCTTGTCCTGCATTATTTGCTTAATGATAGTATTGTCGCTTTGCGATATTTGTAGTGGTCTTGGCATTTTCTTTTGTTTTTGTTTGTTTATTTTGTTTTAATGGTGCAAAGGTATATATTTATCCTTAATTCCGCAACACTATTATAAAATATTTTTTTTAAGTACCTGAGCAACAAA